TGTGAAAATGGGTAAAAAGTGGATAACAAGCACCGACATGGAAGATAAATGCGTCTATGTCGCAAGAGTAAAGTAGAGCCTATGGGAAGAGGTCAAATCAATGCCGTAGATCCCTCGGCTATTTTATTGGAGAATATACTCACAATAATGTCTGACTTTACATTTGGCAAGAAGGACGCCATGCACATTGTCGGAGGCGAAAAGAAGCTCACAGACCTTATCGCCGCCGGAAAGATAGAGGCAACAAAGCCGACCGAGGCGCAGAACGGTAAATGGTTCTGTAACGCCGCCCAGGTTTTGAGGCATTGTCGGAATACTAGAAAGAAAAAAAGATAACGATATATTAGCCCGAGAGGGTCGCTGTTATTAACCACATAGTGATGCCTTTGAAAACGCCCGTGAGGGTTTACAGCGTCAATCAATCAATCCCGATGGCCGGACGGGTTATTTCGGCTTCATGGGCGGTCAGTTTAGATGGCTGAAACACTGCTGAGGCGCGCCGATGCAGAGAGGTGGGTTCGACTCCTGCACCGTCCACCACCCAATTAGAATAATATCATTAGCACCGGGCCGTCTGCGAAGATAGTCCGGTTTTTCACGGGAGAATTGCACACGGCAAGTGCTACCAGTAGAGGCTGGCGTCAATAAATACGGGTATGGGCATCGCACAGGGCGACGGGACGCATATCGAATAGTTGACAAGTTGGTTCAAGTCCAACTCTCCCGACAACATCATCAACACATCATCAACATGGATAAACCGACATTCTCAAAGCGTGTCAGTGGTGGGACTCGCGTCTACTACATAGACACCCACAAGGACAGCAAGGGCTCTCCTTATATTGCCATATCGGAAATTCCGACAGACAAGTCGAAAGGCCCAAGGAAACGGCAGCGTATCTTCCTGCATCCTGAACACCTCGACGAGTTTCAGGATGCCTTGAACGCCGCGATAGACCACATCAAAAATGACATTGAAAGATGATCCGCTTGTGCTTCTCGGCTGGAGTTGCCCGTATTGTGGATCTCCAACTAAACTCGTTGACGACTCACAAATCTATGGGCGCTCCTATGGCACCAAGTGCTACCTGTGTGAGCCGTGCGGTGCATGGGTCGGATGCCACAAAGGTACTGACAAAGCACTTGGCAGAGTTGCAAACAAAGAACTCCGACAACTGAAGCATCAGGCGCACGAGGCTTTTGACCCAATTTGGAAAGAGGGCTATCTGCCACTGACTGCGGCCTACGAGGTTTTGTCAACCGCATTCCGATTGCCAAAGGAGCAAACTCACATCGGAATGTTCGATGAGGAGCTTTGCCGGAAGACAATAAGATTGTCAAAGATAATTCTCAAATACATCAGACAAAATGGCTAAACAAATCGAAGCAGGCAAATTCCTCGTCATAGAATGTACCGCTGGGGAGCTGATGGATGCCGTCGGCTCTGAAATCTGCATCTGCGACTGGTGCGGACGCCCCTATCTCCCTGCGGACAAAGGGTGCTATATTGCAGTCCTCAATCAATGGCGCTGTAAGGAGTGCTATGAAAGATGGCTCAGGAATGCAAGATGGCATCCAGAAGATGCCGATGTAGAGCGTCGGAATTTCAACTTCTACGCTCCTCGTTTCGGGGTCAAATGTCAGTAAATGTTAAGGCGTAAAATATTGATAAAATGGTGTTTAATCTGTTTGTACCTCTCGTCAATCTGCCTTAACTTTACAGGTGAAATGAAACATAAGTCAAACCAATAAAACCCATTCAAAATGGAAGAAACAACTCCCAGACTCGTCTCCTACATGAGCGAGAGTATCAACGAAATCAGCGCAGCTCTCTCTGCCTTTCAGGGCAGTGTCGAGCAGCCCAAACTTGAAAAAGAGGTTAAGGTGAAGACCAAGACCGGCGGCTCATACTCGTTCAAGTACGCAGACCTCTGCGCTTGTGTGAAAGCCGCCACCCCGGCTCTCAAAGCCAACGGTCTCTCCGTCTGTCAGCTCATCAGCGACGGCAAGCTCGTAACCATCCTCTCGCACAAGAGCGGCCAGTGGTTCAAGAGCGAACTGATGTTACCCAATCAGACAACCGACTATCAGGCTTATGGCTCCGCCATTACCTACCTGAAGCGCTACTCCTACTGTGCTATCCTCGGTATCGTGGCTGACACCGACGATGATGCCAACCTCGCCTGCGGCAATCAGGCTGAGTTCAAGGAACGCGGACATCAGCAACCTGCCGCCACGTTCACCGGCGCACAACTCAAAGAGGCGCTTGAGGAACTTGGCCGATGCACCACCCCCGACCACATAACATCTGTGTGGAAAAAGTGGAGCACCGCAGTTCCGGCACTCTGCGCCAAAGGCACCGAGTTCTATCAGGCTGTAAGCGCAAAATCTCACTCAATCCAAAATCCGGCTAAATGAGCATCGAACTGATTAAAAGCCCGGTGGAGTTCAATGAGGAGCTCCACCGGTATGCCCTCGGCGATAAGCGACTGATGGGCATCACCGGACTCATTCATTCAGTCCTTGAATTGGGTGTCTATCCTGATGCAAGTGACTTCGTAAAGAACACGGCAATCCCAAGGGCCGGCCAGTATGGTTCATCCGTCCACAAAGCTATTGAGCTGTATGATGACCTCGGCATCAAGGAAACCACATATCCCAATAGCTTCGGCGATGAAGATTGGGACGTGAGCCGCGAACTTGACAGTTACATCCGCCACCGCCAGGGCTTCATTCCTCTTGCCAACGAGTACACTGTCAGCGACAATTTCCAATACGCATCTCAGATAGACAACGTATGGATACGCGAGAGTACCGGCGGCATCTGGCTGGCCGACACCAAGACCAACAACCTCAACTACTATCCGCTTGACGGCTACGGATTGCCTAACTACTTCGCCAATCACGCGGACGGTCTGAAAGAATATCTCTCATGGCAGCTGTCAGTGTACGCGGTGCTGTTCGAGAGACAGAACCCCGGACTCAAAGTAGAAGGTCTGTGTGCCAACTGGCTCCGCAAGGATGAGGCAGCGTTTTGGATTATCGAGCGCAAGCCCGACGAACTCGTTCTTGAACTGCTGAAAGCGGTGTGGTATGAGTCCTTTGACGGCTCAATCGTCTATGAGCATCCCGACCGCAAGCTCCTGCATCCTCAACTCGGACAGCGGTCCACAAGCGATGCCGGGAGCATTTTGCCGGAAGACATGATAGCCTATGTAAACAAGCTGCTCAAACAAAAGCAGCACATAGACTCAGAACTTGACCGAGTGAAGCCTTTGCTGAGAGAAGCGATGGAGAAGCGAGGTCTAAGGAGTTGGGACAGCGGTCTGTTCAAGACAACTCTCGGAGCGGCCTCAATGCGACGGACATTCGATGCAAAAAGTTTCGAGAAAGACCATCCCGACTTGGCCGCTCAATATTTCACCCAAAAGGCCGTCAGCGGCTCGTTCAAAATAACACTTAAAGATAACAGCGATGATTAAATTACAAATTTCGGGAGGTGCAATCATTTATTCTATCTCCCAAGTTCAGGAAATACCCTCCAGAAACGGCGGCGATCCGTTCAGAAAGCGTGAGCTGATACTCGATGACTCGTGGTCCGACCGCGACGGCGTTGTGCATCCCAACTATGTATTAGTGGAGTTCACCGGGGACAAGATGGGACTCCTTGACAACTTTCAGCCGGGCCAGCGTGTCAGCGTCGATGCGTGCGTCAACGGCCGAGAGTACAATGGCCGAGTGTTCACGTCAATCAAGGGTCTCAACATCACTCCTTATCAGGAACAGCCTCAGCAGGGTTACAGTCAGCAGCCTCAGCAGGGCTATCCCCAACAGTCCGCACCGGCACCGGCGCCCGGATATGGTGCATATCCTCAACAGCCCACCTATCCACAGCAGGGTTATCCCCAACAGCCGAGCTACCCCCAGCAACCTGCCTATCCCCAACAGCCGTCATATCCTCAACCAGCCGCGCCGCAAGCCGCGCCGTTCCCCGGCCAGTATCCTGCCGGTGGCAGTACGCCCCAAAACCTCGGTGTAGACGGCTTACCGTTCAAGACCAATGCCTGAAGCTACCCTTACCAAGTGTAACGGAGAGGTGAGCATGGATAAGTCCTTTGACTACCTCTGCTCACTTCTCCAGAACGGAACCTACACTGTCAAGATAGTCCGTAAGACACAGCCGAGGACAGTAAGCCAAAATGCGCTGATGTGGATGTGGTTCAAGTGCATGGAGGAAGCGACCGGCACTCCGAAAGATGACATCCACGACTACTACAAGGCTAAATACCTTGGGCGAGACATAGCGGTCAGAGGCCGATGGGTTCATGTGATAGGCAGCACAACAGACCTGAACACGCTCCAGATGACCGACTACCTCAACAAGATTCAAGCTGATGCCGCTACTGAGTTCGGGATAAACCTCCCATTGCCAGCGGACAGGCATTATCAGGATTTCATAAACGAATACAAACACCGATAAATCGGGCGGCGCCAAATGCCGTCCGATATTTTTTCACCTCAAAAAAACAAAAATGGAATTAAAAATCAAGAAAGCCAAACTTACCAAGGGAGGCAGCGTTGAGGCGACTTACATTGACCAGGACGGCAACGAGATTACCATCAAAGGCAATCACCGCGCCCACGTGGATCTGCGCAGTCGCCTTCAGGAGTTGGTACCATTCTTCGCGGCACTGACTGAGCAGAAAGAGGCAGACTCAATAGATTGGTCTGACCTTAACGGAGAAGCCAACAATGAATTGCTGAAGCAGATTTCAGTGTCGGCCGTGAGCAAGGGCGGCGATGACTCTGCGCCGTTCATAGTGATGAGCGGCAAGCGTATCCTCATGACGAGAAAGGTGTTGAACCTATGCTCTCCCGGCGTTGACCTCGGCGACGAGGGTCTGGAACACGGCGATGAGTTCGACATGGCCGTGCAGGCATTTCTCTATGAGGTCGAGCAGTATATACTCGACCGCAAGTATGACACCGACGGAGTGCTGGACTTCAATCAGGATGACACATCCGGCAATACGGAAGACCCATTCGGCGAGGCCGGAGCCACAGTAGATGTAGCTATTCCTGAAGAGATACCTGCATAAGACATGAACCCAATATACGTTACCGAGACACCCGGCACATTCCGTCTCTCCTTTGACTACAATCCTCGTCTCATAGAGGTTATCAAGCGCATACCCAGCCGTCCCCGATGGGACAACGGAGACCGCGTGTGGATTGTAGCAAAGAAGAGTCCCTTCTATCCGCCGGGCTTTGATGCTCGGTGGTATGTTGAGGCTTTTGCAGGGTGGGCCGTCAAGAATCGTTACTGCATGTCGGTTCAGAGGCGTAAGGAAGCGAGTGATGTTATCTTCGAGATACCGCCGATGAAGCCGTTCACCGGCGACCATTATATGCTCCTGAATCCTTATGAGTACCAGTTGGAGGGTGTCCGCTATGCTTTGGACCATCAGCGTTGCATCTTTGGCGATCAGCCCGGACTTGGCAAAACGCTCCAAGCTATCTGCACGGTTGTCAAGGCGCACAAAGAAGCGGCCAAGTATGGCGACACCTTCCCTGTACTTGTAATCTGCCCGGCGGCTCTAAAAGTCAACTGGCAGCGCGAGTTTAAGAAGTTCGCCGGTATTGATGCAATCATTCTCGATGACCACAACAAAGCCGACTGGCACCGTTTTTACGAGTTGAAGAGACCTGACGGAGAGTCTATCTGCCCGGTGTTCATCACCAACTACGAGAGCCTTAAAAAGTTTTTCGTCACGAAAGTCACGGCCACCAAGCGTATCACTCTCCGCTCCATTCATTTTGACGAGCGCATCAATCTCTTTAAGTGCGTCATCATAGACGAGAGCCACAAGTGCAAATGCAGCAAGACCCAGCAGGCAAAGTATGTCGAGGGCATCTGCAAGGGTAAGAGGTGGATATTTGAGCTGACCGGCACCCCGGTTGTCAACAACAATACCGACCTTGTGCAGCAGCTTAAAATTCTTGACCGTCTTGAGGACTTCGGCGGCTATCAGCAATTTATGAGACGCTTCTGCGACGGACCCAAGCAATCTTCCAATCTGCGTGAGTTGAACTACCGTCTGTGGATGTGTTGTTTCTTTCGCCGGGAAAAGCAAAAGGTTCTCACCCAGCTCCCCGACAAGACGCGCCAGTATATCACCTGCGACATCACAAACCGCAAGGAGTACACAGATGCGGAGAAGAACCTGCTCGGCTATCTGAGGCAGTATAAGAACGCCTCGGATGACAAGCTGATGAGAGCCATGCGAGGTCAGGTGATGGTGCAAATCGGCATCCTCAAACAGATAGCAGCTCACGGCAAAATCAAGGCCGTGTCGGATTTTATTCACGACATCATAGACGGCGGCGAGAAGTTGATCATGTTCGCTTTCTTGAAAGATGTAGTGGCAGCTCTCAAACAAGAATTTCCCGATGCCGTCTGCGTAACGGGTAGCGAGAATACCACTCAGAAGCAGGCCGCCGTTGACAAGTTCCAGAACGACCCCGACTGCAAGCTCATTATCCTCAACTATCGTTCCGGCGGTACGGGCCTGACCTTGACAGCCGCCAGCCGCGTAGGCTTTATCGAGTTCCCCTGGACTTACAGCGACTGTGAGCAGGCCGAGGACCGCGCCCACCGTAACGGCCAAAAGAACGCGGTGAACTGCTATTACTTCCTCGGCGACAAGACCATTGACGAGAAGATGTATAAAATCATTCAGACCAAGAAAGACATCGCCAACGGAGTGACCGGCACAACCACTCAAATAGAGGAGGATATTGTCAACATCACCATGAACCTGTTCAGAGATGAGTTATGAAACGAGCGTTCCGTCATAAAATCATCGGCGAGAGAATCCATATTCTCAAAAACGGCATCGGATTGTTCGGGCCGCAGCTTGAGAGCATCGCCGTATTTGACAATCGGGATGGCAATTTAGAACGGGTCAAGCAGATTGTAAAACAGTTAAACGAGTGCGACCGACGCACCGAACATCCGAAACCATGACAGAAAAGGAAATCTTAGAAGCGGAGAAAGACTACTCAGAGGCCAAGATACAGCACACTTGCGTATGCTGGTTCCGTATGACATTCCCAAAGGTTGACCGTCTGCTTTTCTCTGTTCCCAATGGAGGATGGCGTGGCGGCCGTGCCGGTGCATCTATGGTCTATGAGGGTCAGGTCAAAGGAGTGGCCGACCTCATTCTCTTGTTCCCATCGGGCGGCAAGGCGAGCCTCTGCATTGAGATGAAAGTCCCCAAGCGCAAAGGTTCTAAGGCCGGAACCCAGTCAGACGAGCAGAAATCGTGGCAAGAATTAGTAGAGCGAAACGGCAGTGTGTATGCCGTTTGCCACGGTATAATAGAGTTCATAACCGCCGTGTGCCGATACCTTAGAGTGTCGCCAGCGCCATATATTGAAGAGGCTCTAAACAAGTACCCACTTTACCGATGACCTACATAGATTTAATAAACCGCTTTTGGGAAGCCTATCGCGTTAAGAAATTTTCAGATATAGACACTGCTATTTACTTTTTCCTGCTAAATGAGTGCAATATTAGAAGATGGCTTAACCCCTTTGAATTGCAGACGAGGAATTTGGAAGTATGCCTTCAGATTTCTCGCAAGACGATTGGAGAGGCCAGGAATAGGCTCAAGCAACGCGGTATGATTGATTTTATAGAGGCACAAGGGAGAGGTCCGACTATCTATCTTATAGATGGGGTCAATATCAATAATTCGGAGCTTTATGAGAGGTTTTGTGTTTCCGATTGTGTTTCCCCTGAGAAACACGAAGGTAACACAAATGGAAACACAAAGGTAACACAAGGGTTACACAAAGGTAACACAACGCCTGATTCCACCTTATTAATAGAAGAAAGAAGACATAAGACTAAAGACAATAGTGTTGCTGTCGCAACACGCGGCGCACCTCAACTCATAGAACCTGAAAGTCTTTTTGCTGAGGAAGAGAGAAAGGCTGCAAAGAAAAAATCTCCGCCAAAGCCAAAAATTACTTTTGAGCCGCCGACACTCGATGATGTCCGGCGGTACTTCCTGAGCCAAGATGCCGACAAGCGTCTGGAAAATTGGGAAGAGAGTGCGCGTCGGTTTTACGACAATTACGCAGCTGTAGGCTGGATTGATAAATACAACCGACGCATTACTCGTTGGAATAGCAAAGCAAATTCGTGGATAATCGACGATGAAAAGCGAGAAAAAGAAAGGAAACAAAATGAGCAAACCAGAACAGATAGACCGATACCTCCAAGCGGCGGCATACCCATTCGAGGAAAAGTCACGCCAAGTTGCGGGCTCAAGAGACGTGACCCGTCAGGAGAAACTTGATTTTCTCGAAATATGCAAGTCCATTTGCCCCAAATTCCAAATCCGCGACAGCATGAAGCCTTTACTGAACGACCTTGTGCGGTGGTGCCTGATGATTGACGGCAAATTGGATCCCGACAAAGGTCTGTGGCTATGGGGCGACATCGGCACCGGCAAATCGACAATGCTTGAAATCATCCGAGACTATTGCCACATGGTGCGCCGCCCTGTATGTTATCGGGAAAAAGACAATCCGAGAACGATGCGCCGCGACCCCTGGGCATATAGCTTCCGCATTACCAACGCCAGCTACGTTGCCGGAATGTTCGCCAAAGAAGGGTACCCAGGCATTGAGGAGTACATAACATCATGCCGTCAGGCTTTCGATGAAGTCGGCCGCGAATGTATCCCCACCGGATTTTTCGGTAATATGGAGAATGTCTTTCAGTATATCTTCCAACGGCGATATGACATAAGACGCGGCGATTTTACCCATGTCACCTCCAATCTCGCCCCTGAACAGATTGGCGAAATCTACGGCGACCATATCTATGACCGCTGCTTTGAAATGTTCAACTTCGTTCAAATGTCCGGCGAGTCATGGCGATGAAGGTTGTAATCTATTGGGTCACGAAAGACGAGGAAGCAATCGTGGCCATTAGGAAACATTTCGGTCTTCCCAAATATACGACTGTGAACGGTCATACTCCCGGAGAGATCAAGACGAAAGATATTCCGATGTTTGAAGAGACTGCCCGACGCGGTTTCTTCCGCTATCAGAAAGTTGAATGGACATTCAACGGTGCCACTTACTCATGGTAAAATGGTGTAAAAATGGTGGCCATTCTGTTTGCAAAATCCGCTCACGGTGACTAACTTTACAGTACAATCAACTAAAAGTCAAACCAATAAAACCCACTATGGAAGTAAAATCCGTAAAACTATCATCGGTGCATCCGTCACCGATGAATCCTCGCAAAACATTCGACGAGGCGGCGTTGAAGGAACTGTCGGAGAATATTCGTCAGCAGGGACTTCTCCAGCCTATCACGGTGCGTCCGGTAGCAGATAACACCGAGTATGAGATTGTCTGCGGAGAGCGCCGCTATCGTGCTTACCGTATCCTCTTTGAGGAAACGGAACTCAATAACGAGTTGCCGTTCAATCCCTGGGACGAGATTATGGCCATTGTGAAAGAGATGTCCGATGAGGAGGCCTTCGACGCGATGATCACCGAGAACCTGCAACGTCAGGATGTTGACCCGATGGAGGAAGCCTTTGCTTTCGGGCAACTCCAAAAGAAAGGCAGCTCAATCCAAGACATTGCGCTCCGCTTCGGCAAGAGCATCCGCTTCGTTCAGGACCGCATCAAACTCAACTCTCTCATTCCTGAGTTGATGAAAGCCTTGAAAGAGGAAAAGATGCCCATCAGTGCGGCCATGATAATCTGCAAAGTTACCGAGGATCAGCAGCGCGCATACTTCAAGCAGTACGATGACAGCTATCAGGGCTTCACAACAGCAAACGCTTCGGGATTTGTCAAGGGCCTGTTCCTCAACATCATTGATGCAGTGTGGAAAAGCGATGCTGAATTTGCCGGTGGTTGTGGCACCTCTTGCAGTGAGTGTCAGCACAACATCTGCAACCACGGCTGTCTGTTCTACGAAATGAAAGCCACCGACGGCCAGTGTACTTGCGAGGATAAATTCATCGCCAAGACTGTTGCCTACATCGCGGAATATCTGCGGAGCAATGACAGCACTCTTGTCAAGGCCGGACAGCCTCTTGAAAAGGGCAAAGCTGTTATAGCCATAGGTAATGATTCCTATGCCCCCGGCAGTATCAAAAAACTCAAAGAGGCTGTACGCGCCAAAGTCAAGGAACTCGGCTACGAAATAGTTGAGCCGTCGAGTCAGTTCAAGAGCCGATGCTGGTACGACATGGACGATGAACGCACTCAAAAATTCCTGGAGAGCGGAGAGTGCTACCGTGTTATTCAGTTGGGGAGCTACAACTACATCCGCATAGAAGAGCAGGCGTGGTACCTCAAAAAAGACGATCAGACCACGAATATTGACAGCAACGGACTCCCTCTCAAAGTTCAGGAGCTTGTCAGTAAGTACAAGTCTGAGAAAAGCTCGCTCCCTGCCTACCTTGTATCTCAGGGTTGTAAGGCTCTCGGCGAGCATGGCCAAATCAAGGACCTCAACGGACTTGACAATTCCGAGTTTATCCTCGCTTACTCAATGATGGTGAAGAACAATAGCGAGCTCTGCACCGAACTCGGCCTCGGTAAGTATCCCTCCGCCGAGGAAATCACGGCCTATGTCTCCGGCCATTTTGAGATGGCGCCCTTTATTCTCAGAGCATGGATGAAACACGCGCTTGCTTGCGGTACCACAATTCTCATCCTTGATGAAGTCAAGCACCTGGCCAAGCCTCATGTTGACCGTCTCGGAGAGATTTGGTGCCCTGTCGAGTACAATGAGGCCCGCGACAAGGTCAACGAGAAATTCAGCAAGAGCGAGAAGAAAATCACGGCTCAGCTGAAAGCCCTCGGTTATACTCTTGACGGTAAGAAAATCGAAACCGAGGCACCTGCCGCCGAAACCACTCCGGCCAAGCGTCCAACCTCCATAGAGAAGCAATTCAAGGAGATGAAGAAGAAGCACCCTGGTTCAATCCTCATCTTCCGCGTCAATGACTTCTACGAGTTGTTCAACGAGGATGCGGAAAAAGCCGCTGAGTTACTCCAGATAACCATTACCAAGCGTGGCAAGAAGATGGTCGCCGGGTTCCCTCATAATGCACTCGACACCTATGTGCGAAAACTAACGAAAGCAGGTGTCAGAGTGGCAGTCTGCGAACAGCTTGAAGCCCCCAAGAAGTGAGGTAACGAGTCAATCACATCATCAATCCAAACGCGGCACCGCTCATCTTCTGAGTGGTGTCGCCTATTTTACTATGGAGTATCAGGAATTTCTCAAATCAAAAATAAAAATCTCCGAGGATTACGGCTTCAAGGTTGACATGAGCGAAATAAATCCCAACCTCAAACCTCACAACAAACTGATGGTAAAGTGGCTTGTTGAAGGTGGCAAGAGGGCGTGTTTCGCTTCTTTCGGGCTGCATAAGACCGTCACTCAGCTGGAGGCCGTGCGGCTCACTCTCACAAAGGTAGGGCATGGCTCCGGACTGATAGTCTGCCCACTGTCGGTCAGACAAGAGTTCGTTGAGGACTCCAAGAACATCCTCGGATGGGTTATCCCACCTAAATTCATACGTCGCCCTGAAGAGATGGACGGAGACGGTATATACCTTACCAACTACGAAAGTATCCGAGACGGCAAATTAGACCCTGAATTGTTTGTCGTAGCCAGCCTTGACGAGGCATCGGTTCTGAGAGGTCTCGGAGGCTCAAAGACATTCCGGGAGTTTATGCGTCTGTTCACCGGCGATGGCGGCCCCATGCAGGTGCGCCGCCAGGCAGAGCGTATCAAGTTCCGCTATGTGGCAACCGCCACACCCTCACCTAACGATTACATAGAGCTGCTTGCCTATGCCGACTTCCTCGGCATCATGGATGTGTCGCAAGCTAAAACTCGCTTTTTTAAGCGAGACTCCACGCACGCCGACAATCTGACCCTACACCCACACAAGGAAGAAGAGTTTTGGCTGTGGGTATCCTCTTGGGCCTTATTCGTAAGCAAACCCTCGGACATTACCGGCGATGAAACCGATGACGAGGGTTATATCCTGTCGGAACTTGACTTGCGATGGCACGAGATACCGACGGACTACTCTAAGCCAAGTGTCGACAAATACGGCAATCCTATACTTTTTGCCACTGAGGCGATGGGCCTGCAACAGTCAGCCAAAGAAAAACGCGAGAGTCTGCCTGACCGAATAGCCAAGATGATGGAGTTGAGAGCCGAAGATCCCGATGCTCACCGTATCATCTGGCACGACCTTGAAAGTGAACGCCACGCTATTGAGAAAGCCATTCCGACAATCAAGTCAATCTACGGCTCCCAGGACTATGAGAAGCGAGAGCGCAACATTCTCGACTTCTCCTATGGCCGTATTCAGGAGTTGGCCGCAAAGCCAGTCATTGCCGGTTCCGGCTGTAACTTTCAGCGTCATTGCTCCTGGGCCATATACCTCGGCATAGGTTATAAGTTCAATGACTTTATCCAATCAATCCACCGCTTGCAGCGATTCCTTCAGACGAAAGTCGTAAGGGTTGACCTCATCTACACTGAGGCAGAGCGCGGGGTCCGCAAGGCTCTTGAAACCAAGTGGCAGAACCACAATAAACTCGTTCACAACATGACAGAAATCATAAAGAAATACGGACTCTCCCACAAGGAGATGGCGGCGCACCTCGCCCGCAAAATGGGTGTCGAGCGAGTGGAGATTGTCGGTGATGGCTACCGCATTGCCAACAATGACAATGTTCTGGAATTGCAGAACACAGAACTCTACCCGGACAATTCTGTTGGCCTCATAGTAACATCTATTCCATTTGCGACACAATACGAATACTCTCCCAACTATGCCGACTTCGGCCACTCGGAGAGCAACGAGGAGTTTTTCAAGCAGATGGATTTCCTCACCCCCAATCTGTTCAGAGTACTCCAGCCGGGCCGCATGGCCATTATCCATGTCAAAGACCGCATCGTGCCAATGGGTCTCAGCGGTATGGGATGCCAGACGGTCTATCCATTCCACTGCGAATGCATCGCCCATTACACCCGACACGGGTTTGCCTACATGGGCATGAAAACCATCGTTACCGATGTAGTCAGGGAGAACAATCAGACATATCGTCTCGGATGGACTGAGCAGTGCAAGGACGGCACCAAAATGGGTGTCGGTATGCCGGAGTATCTTCTCATCTTCCGTAAGCCAGCCACAGACCGCACCAACGCTTACGCGGATATCCCTGTTGTCAAGGATAAGAAGTGGTGGAACGAGCAGACGCGGCAGTGGGATAATCCTGACGGGTACAGCCGCGCCCGCTGGCAGATGGATGCCCACGGCTACACTCGATCCTCCGGCGACCGTCTTATGACTCCCGAGGAGATAGCGAAGATGGACCACAAGGCTATTTACCGATACTTTCGCCGGTACACTCTCACCAATGTGTGGGATTATGATTATGTCGTGAAGATCGCTGAAGAACTGGAGCTGCACGGCAAACTGCCTACGGGCTTCATGCTGCTCCAGCCCGGGAGTTGGACGGATGATGTTTGGTCTGACATCGCCCGTATGCGAACCCTCAACACCATTCAGTCTGTCAAGGGTAAGGAACAACACCTATGCCCACTGCAATTCGATATAGTGAACCGTGTGATTGACCAGATGAGTAATCCCGGTGATGTTGTGCTTGACCCATTCGGTGGTCTGATGACGGTTCCCTACTGTGCGCTCAACAAGGGCCGCAAGGGCTGGGGCATAGAACTCTCGCCGACATATTTCCTTGATGGTGCTCAGTATTGCGCCCAGGCCGCTAATAAAAAGGAAGCTCCGTCATTGTTTGATTTCCTCGACGAAGAGAATGCTGAGGATGACAATGAGGAGTTGCCAGCAGAACTTCAAACCAAATAATAAGAATATGGAAAAAAAGAACCCCTCCCCGGCAATCGGCCTAAGTCTGCCTGTTGTCGTGTTCGTCGTGTTTCTAATTCTGAAGCTGACGAACCTTGTAACGTGGTCCTGGTGGTGGATTACATCGCCACTCTGGATTGTTGTGGCACTCGTAGTGGTGCTTGCAGTCATCTCCTTTTGCGTGCTTGCATTTCGCGTGAAGAAACATTAACCGACATGAAACAGTTGAACAAATCGCCTCCCCGCTCCTGAACCGTGTGTATTAACCAGTCATTCACAAACCCAAAACTCATCACAAATGGCAATACCGCTGAGAAGATTTGCAGCCCAATGTGTTCAGGTTGCGATTGAAGGCGGCAAAATAACCGAGACGAGTTCCTCACGGGTATCTCTATACGAGATTTCCCGGAAATGGCGAGAGCTGTACGATGCGACGAGCTTTTCAAGCGAGTCCGTCGATGGCTGGAGCGAGAAAGAGGTAGCAGCCGCCGAGGTCATTATTGCCAGTCTTACATACCTTGAACGCATCGGGTGTAAGAATGTCGAGCAACTGCTCCGCGACACGCTGGAGCAAGAATCAGCCAAATTGTAGGTTTCGTGTGTGGCTAATGATGATGTTTTAATGATGATGTTTAGTCATGGCAGAAATAACAATTATTCCTATCAGCCTCCTTGATTTCAACAAGGGGCAACTATCGGGACTCCCGAAGAATCCCCGGTTCTTTCGGGACTACCGGTATGAAGCGATGAAAAAGAGCATTGCCGAGTCCCCGGAGATGCTTGAGCTTCGTGAGCTGATTGTCTATCCTTATGCCGAAGGACGCTATTTAGTCGTTTGTGGCAATTTGCGTTTGAGGGCTTGCAAGGAACTCGGCTACAAAGAGCTTCCCTGTAAAGTCCTTGACCCTGAAACCGACGTAAAGAAGTTGCGCGAATACGCCACAAAGGACAATGTGAGTTTCGGCGAGAATGACAAGGACGTGATGCTCAACGAATGGGACAAAGATGAGTTGCAGGGCTGGGGCGTTGAGTTCGCCCCGGAGAAGCCTGTCGATGAGTTCAAGGAACGGTTCGACTCCATCACCGATGAAACCGCCGTCTATCCTCTCGTTCCCAAGTATGATGAGCGGCACGAGCTGTTCATCATCCAGTCGGCCAGTGAGGTCGACAGCAACTGGCTCCGTGAGAGGCTCGGAATGCAGAGGATGAAATCCTACAAGACCGGCAAGGTGAGCAAGAGCAATGTGATTGACGTTAGAGATGTCCGTGTCGCACTGGAGGGCGAGAAAAAATGAGCGACCTGAAAATTGTCATACCCTCCCACAAGCGGCACGACCGAGTTTTCTCAAAGAAACTCGTTAACAATCCTATCATCTGCGTGGCCGAGAGTCAGGCAGACATCTATCGGGAGTACAATCCGGAGTGCGAGATAGTGACGCACCCTGATGATGTGATAGGCCTGATACCGAAACGAAATTGGATGGCCCGGCATTTCGGAAATCTTATGATGCTTGACGATGACGTCCATGTCGTCAAGACGCTCTTTGTCGAGAAAGGAGAGCCGGGCGTAATCCGCGACCCCGACGAGATAACCCGCATCATCGAGTCGCTGTATGAGTTGGCGTGTATGCTCGATATTCACCTGTTCGGCTTCACCTCGGCAATCTCCCCGGTGATGTATAACGAGTGGGGTTACTACTCGCTGATGAAGATGATCACCGGTTGCGCGTATGGTGTCCGCTACAACAAGAACGTATGGTGGAACGAGGAAATCCGGCTCAAAGAGGACTTTTGGATAAGCTGCTACATGAAATACAAAGAGCGCAGAATCCTCACCGACTTGCGCTACAATTTCGCCCAGAAAGGCACCTTTGTCAATGCTGGAGGGCTGGCCGCCTTCAGGAACCAGGACGAGGAGCGCCGGAGCATTTTGTTCATCAAAAAGCATTTCGGTGACAGCATCAACCTCAAAGGCGCCACCAACAACGGCAAGGACAAGACCAAGCAACTCGTCCAGTACAATATCACGGCACAGTTCAAATTCTGAAAGGTATTTCGGTGAGCAAAAATGGTGTAAAAATGGTGTTCAATCTGATTGCATCTCTTGCTCATCTGAATTACCTTTACAGTATAAAACATAATAATATCAATTAGTTATGATAAAAAGAACTGTATCAGGATATAATTTCTTTGAGGTGAGCAGCGCGATGCAGAAGGCCATCCGACGGGCTGATGCCCGAGTGGCCGGGTTCTTCGCTCTGGAGCTATGGCATTCCGGCTTCCGTGACTATGTTTGGAAGCGGCTGTTCACTATCAGCGCAGAGGACTGCTACGGACTCATCACCTCAGAGATTGAAGCCTTATGGCAAGGGCATGAGTTAGTCAACAAAAACCATCCCGAAGGCAAAGGTCGTATTTTCGTGAGCAAAGCGGTGCTTCTCTTATGCGAGTGCCGCAAGAACCGAGACGCGGATCATCTTCAAAACTTCATCTATGACCACAAAATGGTGGACGTGGAGCATTGGATTGAAGATGTGCGCCGCTATCCTATCCCCATACCTGATTATACTTACGATGTCCACACGGCAAAAGGCAAGAAGTATAATCGGACAAAGGAGGAATTTTTCAGAGATGAATACGAGGCGTTACAGCCGAGAGTTCCCGGTCTGTTCGATGACCTCGTTCCTCCACCACCTACAAATCTTTTCGACGGTTCGGACTCATAGTCCGGGCCGCTTTATTTTAAACAACACAACAAATGGCAAATCTTGAATTTTTGGCAGAAGAACACGCAAGAGGCGTTGTGTATGCCAATCCCGAGGCAAAGGCAGCTGAGGACCTTATCCAAACCTCAGTAATCTACGGCTACCATATTGGAGCCAATGGCGATGGGTTATCCGAAGACCTTACTTTCGGTCAGGCTATCGAGAAACTCAAACGCGGTTGCAAAGTGGCACGTAAAGACTGGAGTGTTGGGTCATTCCTATGGCTCAAGCCTGCCGGCATCATCAAAGCAGAGTGGTGCAAAGACCCCATTCTCCGCACTGTTGTAGAAAAGTTGGGCGGTGAGGTCCCGGCCCTCGGTACAATCTGTATGTTCACGGAACATGGAGAAGTTCTGTCGGGATGGCTCGCCTCGCAGACCGATATACTCTCTAACGATTGGATAATAGTTTCAGTTTCCAATTACTGATTGACGCTGTATGGAATTACCACCCTTAGACAAAGGATTGCTGGCAAAGATGGGTATCGCTCCAGACGCGGTACCCATCATCCCGGCACCGGCAGACACATTCGGCATCAACATCAAGAAGCGACAGCCGCAGACTCAAAAGGCGCTCACATCTGACGAGTGCGTCAAGCTGTTCGGAGCGAGAGAGGCCGTGCTGATGAATTTCATACCGCAGATGCTTACGGCTCTGGCCTTGGAGCAGGCCGAGGCGTTTATCAAGTATTGCCGGGACAATCGGCTCTCTGAGTATAAGCGGCACAACCGAGAGATGCGCAAGTGTATCGACGAGTATAACTTTGAACTCCGTAAGAGTTATGGTCGCGCATGGTACTCCTATCAGAACTATCTGGAGCGGTTGCGCAAGAGCGTTGAGTTAGACTTGTTCAAGTGCTGGTGTACGTTTACCAACGAGGCTGCCCGGCAGTATGTCGGCCACCCTCATAAAGAGATTCCGGCGCGTGTGGCCCTCGTGCGGATGATACTCACATTCGTAGAGGATTTCGACAAGAATATGGATAAGGTTATAGCCGATCGAATTAATAAACCATGCTGCCGGAAGCAGGACCCATATTGCTTCCTGATTTCTGTGCTGTGCATGGATATTGCCGAGTCATTCGGCCAGATTATGAAGATCACCGACACAATGGCATTGTGTGTGAAAGTCCTCGCCAACCGATGCCATAGCATTGTTGATGTCATCATGGCCGAAGAAGATGCCTCCGAGAGTTCTCAGCCTTGACTTTTCTTGACAAACGTTAAGGTGCTAAAATGGTGGCCATTCTGATTGCAAAACCAGTTTCACTGCCCTAACTTTACAGGTGTAAGGGAGATACAATCTCCACAAGTCAAACCAATAAAATCGCCAAAGAGATGAAAACAATATCCGACCTCAACACTCTCATTCCTACACTTGTAGACCTGCTCGCAAGCCAAGACCACGAAATCGGAGAGTCCTACTACGAACAAGACGAGGATGGATGGGGACGATGCGATGACTCAACCACCAACTACTTCTGCTATGAGGAAGATGGCTGGCTCATTGAAGTTACCTATGAGTGCTGTGGAGAGTGGGATAATGACCCCGGTGATTATTGGACTCCACCGAGCTGCGATCTTCGGAAAGCATGGGGCGAGGTTACGGAAATTACCGCCTCTCACTATGATGAAGACACCGATGAGGAAACCGAATTTAGCGAGGATGACGTGAAAGAGCTTTGGAGTTCTCTTGACAAAGTCCTTGAAGATATAGCATAAGTCAAACCATAAAACCAACGAGAATGAAAAAGTATGTTTTTCGGGTCTATACGACCTATGACCCCGATGATGGCTTCAATGCCTGGGTCAGAGCGAACAGCCGCCAAGAGGCCGAGTGCGAAATCAGGAGTGAGTATCACTCTATCACCCGTGTAGAACTCCTAAGAACTGAGAACGCATGACACGGAAAGAAAGACAAGAGGCGCGGGCCGAGCGGTACCGCGAATATGCCGAGAACGCCGCTAAGAGAGCCACAGCCGCTTTCAATGCAAGCAATGATGCCGTAGCAAACATTCCCCTCGGTCAGCCTATCCTCGTCGGCCACCACTCCGAAAAAGCCCACCGTCGCGCCCTGGAGCGTTCCAATGGGGCCATGATGAGAAGCGTACATGAGTCCGAGAAAGCGGCCTACTACGCTCGAAAAGCCGAGGCCGTTGAGAATAATGACAACATCTACATCGGCGACGATGACGCAATAGATCGGCTGAAAAAGAAGATTGCCGAGTTGACAGCGGTTCAGGAGCAAATGAAGGCGACAAATAAAATCATACGCGCCAAGAATATGACCGATGTCGAGAAAGTTGAGGCTCTTGTTCACCTCGGCTTTTCCGCTCCATACGCTCAGCGATATGTTGCCAATGGCACACAATTCCCTGCCTACGCTCTTACCAACAACAATGCCAAAATAAACGCTGCCAAAAAGCAGCTCGCAAAGGCAGAGGCATTGGCGAACAAGGAAGACCGGGAATATACCATTGATGATGTGACTATTGAAGAGTGCTACTCCGAGAACCGCGTCCGCATCTATTTCCCCGGCAAGCCCGATGATGAGATGAGAACACAACTGAAGCGGAACGGTTTCCGATGGGCACCCTCAATGGGGTGTTGGCAAGCCTACATCAACCGTTGGACTCTCCGCTTCGTGAACGAAATAACCAAGTCAAACCAATAAAGCCACATTAAAATGGGATACTGTATTCATTACTCTCCAGTCTATCAAGTGACCTATGGAGGCGGTGATTTTAACAACCACACCGCAGAAATCAACCGATTGCTAAAAGAAAATAGTGAAGACATCAGCTTCGATGGCGATGATATAGAGTGCTCTGAGCGACTTGAGGTGCCTCGTGCCGACCTTGCCAATCTCGTATCTAAAATTGCAGGAGATCGCGATAACTTTTGCGAGTGGCTTAAAAACAATTCAATAGACAGCACTCCAGAAAAATTTATCACCATACTCTGCAAGTGGATTGCCAACAGTGACCCTCGTAATGATTATGTCGTTTTAACATGGCTCTAACATGAACAAAGACTACGCCTATTGTGTCGGCCCCAACTATTTCGGAGGGCCGGCACTCTGCCAAAACTGTAAACGGCACATTCCATTCTGCCAGGAAGTACAAGAGACATTAACATGGACAATGCCGATGTACGATGAAAAGACCGGCAGTTGTCCGTTGCATGAACCTAAAACCGAGAACAGCAATGAAAGAAAAACTAACGCTGGAGAAAGTCGGGATATTGAAGAAGCTCGGATTTGACATCGATAATCCAACTATCCACGATGCTGCCAAATTCCTTAGAGAAGAATGGGGTGCAGACCTTGTTGTCAGCCCACGCTTCAACAGTAAAACCGGCGACCGCATCGGCTATTTTTGGCGATGGTCTCAACGTACCGATGTGATAGACAACAAAACATATAGAACCTATGAGGGAGCGCTTTCTACTGGTATCTCTAAGGTTCTGGAACCATTCAAAGAATACTTTAATGGAAAATACTAAATTCAGATACGGAGCAGTGTCAAGCGTCTATGAGTTAGAGGCTGACAACAAACTCACGGCTTATGCTGCCATGTGTTGCCACTTTGACAGAAGTTCACACTTGATAGCATTGTATGAGCCTAAAGAAGTGGTTAAGGACGACAGTTGGCTAAACCCTTCTGGGAAGATAGCCAAACGGCTTGATGAGATATTTGGCGGTAACGGCTCTTTCGAACGATATTTGGAAGAACATCGCGAGGATATTGTAAAGGCGTATAAATCCATTAAGCAGATAATGTGATGAAAATCCTTGATTTGGTCGTAAAACACAAGTGGTACGACATGGAAGAGTCCGGCGAAAAGCCTGAAGAATACCGAATTCTATCTGACCATTGGGTCAAGCGGTTCCTCCGACTCAATAGCGGGCGAGATGGCGCTTTGAAATATCTCGCCATGCTTCCGACAGACCAAGTATGGCAGGAGTACACTCATGTCCGCTTTCACAGAGGCTACACATCAACTACAATGCTCTTTGAAATCAAGAGTATGCACATAGGTTTCGGCAACCCTGCATGGGGCGCGCCAAATGAAGAAGTGTTCATCATTAAATTAGGAGAACGATTATGATAATTAAAATTGAGGCAAGCCGCGAATTCTATCCGGCTCTTCTTGATGAGTTCAAGAATAATCCACAGGCTATCCCCGATATGGCTAATGAGGTGGCTAAAAATACGACAGCCATAGCAACTGAAACTTTTGAGGAAGCCATCGGTTCATGTGAAAAATATCTGCGAGAAAGCAATATTACCCTCAAAGTAGCGCTGGAACTTGGCAATACCAAAGATTTCACTGACAACCTTGCAGAACGCATGACAGAAGAAGAGCGCAATAAAATAAGAATCCTTTACAACAATCTGAAGGAAGGTCTAAGTCTGTGCCATGAGGATTGTGTGTGCGATGCTCTCGAAAGTTTAGAAGATATATTCGGCAAAGATATATTTAACGCAGACTAATATGACGGTGTCTCTCATCAATGTGGTTCTGATATTCCTTGCCTACCTGCTCATCGGCAAGGTTGAGGACATAGGCTATCGCAAGGGGTATCAGGACGGAGCGGCCAACAGACCGCCAAAAGTAAAAATCGGATACAAATCCAATCAGCAAAAAGAAGATGATACAACTGCTATACATTGACCTATTCTGCGGTGCCGGCGGAACCTCCACGGGAGTAAACGAGGCCCGGCTGAATGGTGAGCAGTGTGCCAAGGTTATCGCTTGTGTCAACCACGACCCGAAAGCCATAGCCTCACACGCGGCCAATCATCCGGGCGCGCTCCACTTTACGGAAGACATCAGGACGTTGAACCTGACACCGCTTATCCAACGCATCAAGGCTTGCAGACATGAAAATTCGCAAGCCTTGATTGTTCTATGGGCATCGCTGGAGTGTACCAATTTCAGCAGAGCCAAAGGCGGTCAGCCGCGTGATGCCGACAGCCGGACTCTCGCGGAACACCTGTACCGCTACATCGAAGCCATCGACCCCGATTTTATCCAGATAGAGAACGTTGAGGAGTTCATGTCGTGGGGTCCGCTCGATAAGAATGGCCGTCCGCTTTCAATGGACAAAGGGCGTGATTATGTCCGCTGGATTAGGAACGTAAAAGGATATGGCTACAACTACGACTACCGCATCTTGAACTCGGCCGACTACGGCGCCCGGACCACACGCAAGCGTTATTTCGGTATGTTCGCCAAGAAAGGTCTGCCGATAGTGTTTCCCGAACCGACCCACAGCCGACGGCCCACTGGCAATCTGGAGCGATGGCGCGCCGTGCGCTATGTCCTTAATCTCGATGAGTGGGGACAATCCATATTCACGAGGAAGAAACCATTGGCCGAGAAAACGCTGATGCGTATCTATGCCGGCCTCATAAAATTTGTGGCCGGTGGCAAAGATGCTTTCCTTGTAAAGTTCAACAGCATGAGCCAGCGAGGAAAGTATGTGCCGCCCTCCATTGATGAACCATGCCCGACAGTGGCCACTCAGAACCGCCTCGGCATTGCTCACGTGGAGTTTCTGTCGAAGCAGTTCAGCGGCTCGACCTACGATAAGAACGTATCGTTGGATGAGCCGGCCGGAACGATAACGTGTGTTGATCATCATGCGCTCGTCAGTGCTCATTTCCTAACATCATTCTACGGTAATGGCGGCTGTCGGGACATAGACAGTCCGGCACCTACCATTCCGACCAAAGACAAGTTCGCGCTTGTAAATCCTCAGTTCATAGATATGCAGTACGGCCAAGGCCGCCCGACCTCTATTGAAGAGCCTGCCGGATGTATAACAGCCAATCCGAAGCACCACCTCATCACTGCCGAGCAATGGATTATGGACACAAGCTACAACAATGTCGGGAGTGGCATAGACGAGCCGTGTAAGGTCATCACAGCCGACCGCCATCAGTTCTACCTGATGAACCCACAGTTCTTCTCGGCCGGCAGCTCCATAGATGAGCCGTGTTTCACTCTCATTGCCCGAATGGACAAACGACCTCCTTACCTCGTCTGTGTCGAGGGTGGAGGTATCGGCATAGAGGTCTGTGAGAATGACTCGCCCATGACAGTAAAGATAAAAGAGTTTATGGCTCTCTACAACATCATCGACATCAAGATGAGGATGCTCAAGGTCGTGGAGTTGAAACGTATCCAAGGCTTTCCCGATGACTATGTGCTGATGGGCAATCAGAGCGATCAGAAGAAATTCATCGGTAACGCCGTACACACGAGCATCCCTAAAGCATGGTGCCCGGCCTTGTGTCGGGCAATTTTGAAATTACAAAGACAATCGGTATTACAATAAAATGGAAGAAGCAATGACCGCAGGTGAACTGCGCAAGAAGATTCATAACATACCCTCGGATGCCCGTATCTATCTCGTTACGGACAAAACCAGCCCCGACGCATGGGACGAGGACAAAGATCGGTGGAGATACGCTCACCCACTTGTCAATGTGAGCCGGGAGAGAGTCTGTGATGAGTTTGGTGAGAACGAGTATAACGTACTGCTCGAAGTTGAGGACCCTTAATATCAAAACCAATTATGGCAAGACCGAACAGTAACGGCATTGTGGTACTCCACGATGATAAAGAAAGTGACAGCGGGTTCTTCTGTATGAAACTCGTTGGCTACCTCAACGAAGAGGCGCAGATGGGCACCGAGTTCTACGAGGTTCTATGGCATGAGCGTTTCGCCCAGGCAAAGGCCGGAGAATGCGCCTATCGTGATAAATGCCCCATTTACGCAAAATCTAAATCTCCATTCTTATAGCGGCCAAGTTCATAAATCATCACATCACATCATCACAATATGAACGCAACTGAATTGAATGTCGCAGAGGACTGCCTATATCCGAGCGACAACAAGTATGACATTCCGTGTTTGCGGAGTGATAGGCAGGGAGGGCATCTGTTGCTCCCATTTGCGCCTTATGGTGCCGGAAGAAAAACGAAAACAGCGCAAACAATTCATTTTTATGTGGATGATTATCGTTTTGCAAGTGTATGGAAAAATCCTGCAAAAGTGCTGAACACCTGCGCCCGCGCAGTGATAGAACCAAATTTTTCTCTTTTTGACACGACTCCGTTTGCCCAGGGCCTCGACCTCATCTACAAAAAGAGATGGCTCGCCCGATACTTCCAAGAGTGCGGCCTGAACGTCTATGCCGACTTGAATGTCAGTAGCAAGTTTTATGAGGTCAACCGCCTCGGCATCCCTGCCGGTTATAACGCTTTTGCCACACGCGGCACACGCGGACATCTCGCCGAGTTGGAAACTGAACTGATGATCGCCCGCGAAATCTCCGGGCAAGCTATCCCCAATCTCATCGTATATGGCGGTGGCCAAGAGATACATGACTTCTGCAATCAAAACTCTCTCACATATATCCATGACTTTATGACCGAGAAAGGAGGTGCCAATGGTTAAGTTATCCGGCGGCTCTCGCACACTGTCCGGCGGTAGCCGCGAATATGGCCGCCGAGAGGTCGAGTATAATCAACTCATGCACTCTGGCCGCTATTCTGACGGCTATTTCAGCAAAAAAGGCGGCGGTTATTATCTCATTGAGAAGAGTTCCGCAAGTCATAAGCCGGAAGAGATAGAAGCTGCACGATTCATGGCCGACAAAGGTTACAAAATCACGCTCAAAGATGAAGCTGGCGATGTAAGGACTCCAGACGGATATGTGTTTTCAGCCGGATTTGAGCAGTCATCGCCGAAAGGTGATAGCGTCAACAACTTCAAGAACTGTCTGGAACACGCGAGGGATAAGCCAGGAGCAACGGCGGCAGTCGTGTATATGAGAGATGCGGGCCACACAAAGGCTACAGTGAAGGCTGGTATAGAAAAATATCGGCAGCATAACAGCAAGCCGCTCCGCGTCTATGTAGTTACCAAAGACGGCCGGATTCATCGTTGGGATACGCATAAGTAAAAAGCCGCCCGAAAGGACGGCTAAACGCTGGACTCACGAACTTACCAAGCTCTCTCGGTTTCCTACACGGGAATTTCTCCCGGCCACGAAGTATGCCAAAGGCAGATTCCTCACAAGGTGGGCGGCGGCTCGTTCCGGTCCCACATCTCCGAGTCAATTACAAAGATACAACAAATTTTTCACATATAAGTCATGAAAATCTACATATCAATCCCGATAACCGGGCGTCCGCCTGAAGTGGCCAAGGCGCAGGCTGAACGGCTCAAACGTTTAATCGAGAGCAAAGGTCATCATGCAATCACGCCGTTTGAGGTCTGCCCGGAGCCGGATATGCCATACTCATTCTACATGGGGCGTGATATAGAGGCATTGCTTGACTGCGATGCTATCTGCCTCAGTATGGATTACCGTCATTCTTTGGGGTGTCAACTCGAAAAAGAAGCCGCGAGAATTTACAAAAAGCGCATCATCTATGAATATGATATGGACGAACTTGAACCAATCAACCAATAAGACATGAAAATGATTGTAACCGGCGGTGAGGGCTTTATCGGCAAGGCTCTCACCGCTGCTCTTAAAAAGCGAGGCGTGGAAGTGGCCGTCATCGACCGCCGCGCCGGAATTGAAGTTGCTGACTTCTTCAGGACTGCCGACCTCTCGGACATCGACTGTGTGTATCATCTGGCCGCCCAGACCTCAGTGTTCAATACCGACAATGAGGCCGTCATGGCTGACAACATCAATGCGTTCATGGTAGTGTGCGATGCCTGCCGCCGTTATAACGTGCGTCTGGTGTATGCGTCCTCCTCCACGGCGAACGGATGCAATACCACATCACTCTACGGCATCAGCAAGCGGTTCGACGAACAGTATGCCGCCTGCTACCATCCCGGAGCCACCGGCGTGCGCCTCCACAACATCTACGGGCCTGACCCACGTCAGGGTACTCTTCTTTGGCATATTCTCAACGACAATCCTGTCAAGCTCGTAAATGCCGGACGCAACGTGCGCCACTTCACATTCATCTCCGATGCCGTCGAGGGCTTCATCTATGCCTACGGAAGCGGAGAGAAGCTGTTGAACGTGGCCAATCCCGAAGAGACCTCCGTCTATGATTTCGCGTTAGAGGTGGAGAAATACAAACCTCTTGAAATCGTGATTGATAGGCACAAACGCGATTTTGACCGTAAGGCGCAAACGGTCGATGAGAGTATTCCTACTGTACCTTTGCAATATGTGTCGGTAGCCGAAGGCATCCGGCGCTGTCTGGAACATGAGACGGAGAAGTAAGATTATACGCATGGATGACTGGGACGCTGTCGCCAAGGGGCCGAAACTCCTAAGCGACAACGTCCCTCGTTGCGACCTCACTCCAAGAGAAGCGTTGCACCGCATCGGCTCGCTCTACTACATCTCTCAGTTCAAGAGGAGCAAGGAGGGGCTGACATTCCGGGAGATTAAATCCTCGGCCGGTCATGCCGCGATGTTCGCCGAGGTTGCGTGCAAATTCTTAACCTCATTCGTCGGCAATACGGAAGACTGGTGCATCATCACCACTCCGAGGCGTAGGCACGCCGATGGCTTCCATTTCGCTACCGAGGTATGCCGCATAATATCGGACACTCTCGGACTTCCGTTCTACGATGATGCCTTGCAGTGTATCAACCATGACCGTCTGCACCCTGACTTTATGCTGTTGCGGCCCATCGCCGAGCGGCGGGTGATAGTCTATGATGACATCATCACCACCGGCGCTACGATGATAGCGACCAACGCGCAGCTCGGAGACCGCGACATGGTTCTCAACCTCATAGGCATCAGTAACCGATAAATCCATTCTCCCGGCGATGAATTTGAGACAATCCCCACCTCATCTGAGCGCGAAAACGGCTTATACCGCCATAAAAAGCGGCAAAGCGGGTAGAATTTTACGCATTTGCCAAAATTTTTAAGGGAGCGGGAGAAATCCAAATGATGTCTAATACCTCAACGGCATCTGTCTATCATCTGAAACTATTATTACGACAACATCATCAGTGACAACAACAGCATAACATCATTATCATCTATGGCAAGAGCAAAGAATAAACATGGTCTGACTCCTCAGCAGGAACTGTTCTGTCAGTATGTAGTCGATGCGTATGGCACCGACACCAAAGGCATACTTGTGGCCGCTTATCGCAAGGCTTACAACTGTAAGAATGACGCTCAGGCGAACACGCATTATGCCAATGCGTCAAGACTTATGGCTAATAGCAAGATAACAGCAAGAGTAGAGCAGCTTCGAGAAGAGCAGGCGCGCCTCGCGTCAATAAGCCGGGAGCGCATCATCAGCGACGATGTGAGCATCCTTGACTTAGACCCTCTTGACTTGTGGACTATCGACAGCAAGACGGGCCGCTGGCGTATGCGCTACCTGCATGAGATACCCAAGAAGACACGCAAGCTGTTGAAGTTCGTGAGAGTCGGCAAGAACATAGTCCCGGAGGTAGACAAGGATGCCGCCAAGAAACGCCTTATCGACGTACTGGGATTTGCCGCCGCCAAGGACATCAAAGTAACCTCACAGAGCAATGTTGCCGGAGAGCTCCGCATCGGTTTTGACGATGATGAAGAGTAATCAAAGTGAAAGTAAGGTTGGGATAATTCATTTCACTTTGTCGGTGAGGTTAGAAAAATCTCCGAGGAAATACAAAACCGTGTAAGCGACACCGCCAAATCTCCTTACAAACTGTCAAATTCAATGGAAATAAATTTCAAGAAGCTCAATCCGGTTGGATTCTATCTGTTGAGATTCCTGCAAGACCTGACCATCCGCTTTATCATCTTGTTCGGAGGGTCATCGTCCGGCAAGTCTTATAGCGTGGCGCAGATTATTCTCATATTCACACTATGGGAAGGAAGCAACACGCTCGTCATGCGTAAGGTTGGAGCCTCAATCCGAGACTCCATATACCAGGACTTCAAGACAGCCGCAGATCAACTTGGAATTACGAATTTATTCAGGTTTTCCGATGGAGTTAAGACAATAACGTGCCTCAGCAACGGGGCGCGTATTGTGTTCAAGGGTCTTGATGATTCGGAGAAGATAAAAGGTCTGTCAAGTTTCAAGCGTGTTGTTCTTGACGAGGAGAGCGAATTTGAAGAGGAGGACTACAAGCAGATTCGTAAGCGTCTGCGCGGTATGGTGGGCCAGCAGATTATAACCACATTCAACCCTATCAAGGAAACGCATTGGATTAAGACCCAAGTATTCGACAAAGAGAAGTGGCACGACATTCCCAAAATAGTAGAGATAGCAGGGCGAGTGTTGCCACCACAACTCACCGACGTGAAATCAATACGGATGAACGAGCCGAAATCAATCCTCAACCCTCGCACCAAAGAGATAGAGGAACACCCTTCGGACACTGTTGTCATTCAGACAACCTACCTCAATAACTTTTGGGTTGTCGGGTCTCCAGATGGCACATACGGATTCTATGACGAGCAGTGCGTGGCCGACTTTGAGCGAGACCGCCTCAATGACCCCGACTATTACAACGTTTATGCTCTCGGAGAATGGGGCGTTATCCGCACCGGCTCCGAGTTCTTCTCATCATTCAATCGTGGTGTGCATACGGGAGTATGCGAGTATGACCCGACATTGCCGGTTCATATCAGCGTCGACTCCAACGTGCTGCCTTATATCTCATGTACCTATTGGCAGATTGCGTTAGAGGGTGGCAGGAAACATATCAGACAGATTGGCGAGACGTGCGCCGACAGTCCGAACAATACCGTCAGGAAAGCGGCCAAGCTCGTTGCCAAGCGTCTGCATGAGATGGGTGTCGATAAGGTCATACTCCACGGCGATGCCTCAACGAGAGCCGCCAACAACATTGATGATGAGAAGCGTTCATTCCACGACTTGTTCATTGATACTTTGCAGAAGGAGGGTATAGAGGTAGAGGATAAGGTCAGCAACAAGAATCCGAGTGTGCCGATGTCCGGCGAGTTTATCAATGCCATATTCGACAAGATATTCCCCGGACTGGAGATTACCATTGACGAGGAGTGCAAGGTCTCGATTGAGGACTACATGAGCGTCCAGAAAGATGTGAACGGAGGCATACTTAAAACCAAGGTCAAGAACAAAATCACCATGCAGACATACGAGGAACACGGCCATATCTCCGATACGTTCCGCTATGTTGTTGTTGATATGCTCCGTGAAGAGTTTCTTCTGTTCTCAAACCGCCGTAAGCGCAACCTCTATGCCAAAGGAGGTGCCATTCATTTCTTCAATCCCGACACTAAGTGCGTATATAGCCGGGAGATTGCCTACGCGATGCCAAATGTCAACGGAAAGTTTGCCATGGTGCATGGCAAGCTGTGCGGGAATAAATGGCACATTCTCGATGTGCAGCTGACTGAGACAGCATCGACAGACGAGATAAAGCAAATCCTGATAGACACCGCCAGCCCCCAGACAATCATAGAGTGCGCCCCGGCCTATTACCGATTTGTCAAGGATCTGCGCAAAGAGCTGCCAGGAGTGAGAGCGATGCAAGAGGTGCCGGACATAGACCGACGCATAGCCGCCACATCCGATTTCGTGAAGAACCATCTCCTGTTCAATGAGGAGAGGCTGAATGACGATGTTGTGTATTCCACGTTCATGGCCAATCTTCTTGACTACAACAAAGACAGTGATTGCAAGGAGGCAAGTGCGGTTCTGAGTGGCTTCATTCAGTTCGTAGTAAAGTTCAGCTTTTCGGACAATAAGGCTGTAACTTCCGAAGATACAAAGGATTAAGGCTGATTTTCGGCAGGTCGCAAATTTCAGTTTTTTCGGCGTTTGGCTCAACTTGTCTTATTACTCCTTTTCTTTGCGCCAAAAGAAACCGCATGAAATTCCTACAAGGCATATTTGGCACCAAGGAAAAGACCGAGGCTCTGACAGTCCGGGAGGAAACTCCTCGTGAGGAAACTCCCCAGGCTGTCAGTCAGGCTAACTCGGACATTAATGTCACAGACGCATGGAGGTATCATCAGATTCTTGCTAAACTCGACGCACTCATACAGCCCTCGGTTGTCGGCAACAACTTCATAGAGATGTTCAAGACAATCCCTGAGGTGTTCTGGCCGATAGATTTCATTGCCAAGCGTATATCTGAGGCTCATTTTGACTTGAAGAGAACTAAAGATGACAGCATAGTATGGTGTAATCGTCTCGGAGCCGATGCTATTCTCAAACAGCCCAACCCAATAATGACATGGCGCGAGATTGTGTATCAGCATTTCGTGTATAAGCTCGCCACCGGAAACGCCTTTTTCAGAGCTGCTATGGGCGAGACTATCACGGCCGATGCCGTCAAGTTCCAATGGTGTTCCAACTACTGGAGTCTGCCGGCCCACCTCGTCAAGGTTGAGCCGATGGAGTACAGTTATGGCGTGCCTATGTTCGGTATCGCCAAGATAGACGAACTTATCAAGGGCTATACTCTCGACCTCGGCGAATATTCAGGCTACACTATCCCATATTATCAGATATGGCATGACCGAGACGGCATTCCAGAACTCATCCGGGGCGTAGGCTACATGAAGGCACAGAGCCGACTCCTGGCCGTGAAGAAGCCGATTGCAAACCTCCTCGCAGTCTATGAGGCGCGTAATGTGATTTATCTGAAGCGTGGCGCACTTGGTTTCATCGTGGCTCAGAAGGAGGACCCGACGGGCACCGTGGCACTTGAACCTGGCGAGAAGAAAGAACTGAGAGATACCATCAATGCCAACTATGGTGTCGGAGAGGGTAAATCTCCATACGGAGTAACGGATATTCCTATCAACTTCGTAAGAACCAACCTCTCCATTACCGAACTCCAGCCCTTTGACGAGACATTGGAGGACGCTATCAAGATTGCTTCTGTCTTTGGCATTCCGGCAGTATTGGTGCCGCGTAAAGACCAATCCACGTTCAGCAACCAGGACACCGCCGAGAAGAGCGTCTATACCTCGGTAATCATACCGGCGGCCAAACGCTTCTGCGAGGCTCTGACAACGTTCCTCGGCCTTGACCAGAAGGGGCTGTATCTCGATTGTGATTTCTCCGATGTAGCCTGTCTGCAAATCGGCCTCAAGGAACAGGAGGAAGTCAAGAAGCTCGTCAATGAGCGATGCCTCAATCAGTTCAACAACGGCCTCATATCCATCAATGACTGGCGTTCTCAAATCCACGAGGATGCTCTTGAAGGTGAAATATTCGATAAGGTCAAGTTTGAGATGACACCAGAAGAGATAGCCATTGTTGACAGCGTCATCAAGGCTCAGACCTCTCCCATACAGATTAACACGGGGCAGCCCGGCGCCGGCGGTAAGCCCGGAGATAATCAGGATAACGACGACAATCAATTCAATAATAAACCCAAACCCTCGAAAGGAGAAAGAAATGAAAGAACAGATGATTAATCTCCAGTACGAAACAAAAGCACTGGATGTCACTGAGAAGGGTATCGTCACCGTAGCGGTGAACGGTATAGGCATCGAGGACGCACAGCACGACATCTCGATGCCGGGGTCATTCGTGGACACCCTCCGCGATGACATAAGCAAAATGCGATGGTACCTCAACCACGACACGCGCCAGCTGCTTGGCGTACCTCTGTCAGGTGAAGAGAAGGACGGAAACCTCATTATGACCGGGCAGATGAACCTCAACAAGCAGATATGCCGCGATGTCTTTGAGGACTACAAGCTCTTCCATGAGGCAGGCCGCACACTTGAACACTCTATCGGTGTCAAGGCTCTTGCCCGTGATGAGGAGGACCGCCGCAAGGTCGTAAGATGGAAGATGCTCGAATATTCCACGCTGACGGGCTGGGGCGCCAATCCTCAGACGTTCCTCGTTGGATTGAAGAGCGCATCCGAGGACCAGATTCGGGATGCCGTCGAACTGCTCCGCATGGCTTTCAAGCAGCGCGGATATTCAGACGAGCGACTTAAAAACTACGATATGGAACTGAATCTGTTACTCAAATCCCTGGGTGGCGGCATGATAGTTACCTGTCCGTGTTGCGGTCATCAGTTCGACTATGACAACGAGCCGGAGCATACGTTCTCGCAAGAAGTTCAGGAAGCGGCCGGAGAACTCGTAATGTCCATTGGACGCAATGAGGCACGCCGACAGATAGAACGCTACCGCCCCGAAATCCAAAACGAAGTTTCAGCAATCATTGACGGCCTTTCGGCGGCAAAGAAAGAAATCTCCACAAAGAGCATCGTGGAGGCCTTTGCATACGTCCGCTGTCCTTATTGCTGGAGCCGTGTCTATCGTTCCAACAGCCTACTTATCCCTGCCGATCCTACCGAGACCAAGGAAAAGAAGCCGGAGGACGAGGAAGGCACGAAACCATCAACCGAAAAGCCGACCGAAGGTGCTAAGCCTGAGGATGAAGAGAAGAAGCCCGGAAAGAAGGACGATACCAAAAAGAAGTCCGCTGAAGAGCCGATACCCTCTGCCTCGTTCTGGGCATCACTGTCAGCTGCCACGAAGAAATAACAACCATTCAAATTCATAGTGCATTATGGCAAAATTAACAGTCAAAGAAGTTCAGGAGATTGTAGGCGTAAAGACCGCCGGTCTCCCCGACGAACAGAAGCAGTTCGTCAACACGCTCCTCGGTGCTTTCACCGATGCTATCAACAAGTCTGTTGACAACGTTGTCGACACCGCCGCCCTCAAAGAGGCTCTCAAGCCTTTCGTTGCCGAGGACGGTGTAACCCTTACATCTCTCGCCAAAGAGAACCAGGAACTCGTCACTCAGGTCAAGAGCCTGTCTGACGCTCTGGAAAAGATGAAGAAGCGTGGCATCGGCCTCGATTTCGTCAGCAAGTTCAACGAGGCTTTCGAGGAGATGTATAACTCCCCGAAGATGCAGGACTTCATCAACGACCGCGAGAAATCCTCCGGCTCATTCCAGTTCAAGGACATCTCTCTCACCGGCAATGTAGTTCCAGGCGGCACTCTCACCATGACGCAGCAGAGCGACCGCATCGTGACTCAGGCCACCGACAAAAAACTCCACGTCCGCGACTTCGCTACCGTCCTGCCCGGCGATCCGGAGTTCCCCATCTTCGCGTTCCAGCAGATTCACCATGTGGACCGCAACGCCCGCTACGTTTCGGAGAACGGTATGCTCCCGGAATCCAGCCTGAAAGTAAAGGAGGCCACCGCCCAGGTTTCCCGTGTCGGTCATCATTTCAAACTGTCGAAGCGTGCGCTCAAGTGCAAGACTTACCTCCGTGGTTTCGTCATGAACTGTCTGCTCTCCGGTGTCCGCGATGCCGAGGACTTCCAGATTCTTTTCGGTGACGGCTCCGGCGACAACCTTTTGGGTATTACCAAGTACGATGGCGTTCTGCCTATCGAGAAGATTATCTCCGATGCAATCTTTACCGTGGCCGCCGGCGGCGTACTGTCTATCGAAGAGGTAGACAACGGCCTCATCGTAGAACTGAAGGAACCCAACGACCTGCTTATCGAGGGTCTGAAAGTGACCGGCGCCGCCGCCGTCACCAACACCGACCTCAACAAGACTTACGATGTCATCAAGGTCAACGACCGCCGCATCTTCCTCGAAGGGGCCACCCTCGCAGCGGCCAACACCGACGCTCTGCTGGCCGCTGATGTGGCCGCCCTGAAGCTGACGTTCACCAACGGCGCATATCAGAGCATCGAATCACCCAATAGCATCGACGCTCTGGAAACTGCCATCTCTGTAATGACCTACGCTCAGTTCGTTCCCACCGTGCTCGTGCTGAACCCGATCACCATCAACGCCATCCGTTGCGAGAAGGCCACCGACGGCAATCGCCTCGAAGTTGCCAAGGACATCAACGGCAACCCCGTCATCGGCGGTCTCCGCGTCGTTCCTTACAGCGGTATGCCGGTGGGCAAATACTTCCTCGGCGACATGCAGCGCGGCGCTCAGATCATCGACTACACTCCGCTTACCGCCGAGTGGGCCGACGACGTGAACACCAAGCTCAAGAACCAGATAGTTCTGCTCGCCCAGGCCGAAGAGATTGTTCCGGTGTTCTGCCCGTGGGCATTCTCCTACGGTAGCATCAGCGCCCTCAAAACCGCCATCAAGAAAGCGTAAGTCATGGACTACATTCTGAAAGGCGACCCCAAAGAAGTGGCGAAAGTCCTTCAGGAAAACCGTATCCGTGTTGACAGAGGCGTGATTTCGTTCACGCCCTGTCAGCCGGACTCGGCTCTTGATGCCGACAGCATCGCCACACTTCGGGCAGAGCTGGAAGCCAAGACTAATGAGTGCGTGGAAATGGCCGCAGATCAGTTGGTGCTTGCCAACTTGGCAGAGGCCGTAGCCGATATAGTCGTAGAGAATGGTATTGTCATTCCTGATGACCTTTCGGCTCAGCTTGCCAAGTTCATAACCGTTCCCAAAGTGGCCGAAACCGTTCCCAACGATAGCCCAAACGTTGAAAACGCTGGCTCAAACGTACCCGAAACCGTTCCCAACGAACCCGAAGCCGTGGAAGATAACAAGACCGTGGATGCCGGAACCGACATGAAGGAAGTCAACCTTGATGACGTCAAGGACGCTCCCGAAGAGGAGGCGAAAGCCGAGCCCGCTCCGGCACCCAAGAAAACACGTTCCAAAAAATCAGAGTGATGTTAATCGACGTATCATATTTCACCGAAGGCCCGCGCCACATTCAGAACGCATCTCTCGGCAAACTGCCGAATGCCGATGCCGAAGCGGTCAATGCCACAATCAAGGCGTACATACGCCACTGGCAGAGACGGTTCCTCAACGGGGTGCTTACGGTAGCGTATGCCGGAGTTGTGGACAATTACCTCAAGCTGATAGACAAAGACCCCGAAACGGAGCCTGAGGCTGATGCAGACATGGTGATTGAGCAGCTCCGTGAGCCGTTCGCAAACTTCGTGTTCTTCAAGATACTGCGTGATGCCAACACACAGCCTACTGTAACGGGGCTTGTACGGCTCAAATGTGCCAATGAATATGTGGCACCTCTGCGGCGTCAGGTGAGCGCGTGGAATGAGATGGTGGATCTGATACGCGATTTTCATGTGTGGGCGAGAGCCGAAGGATATAGTTCCTGGCTTGGTAAGGAGACTGACTTCCTTACCAAAATCAATCCGCTCAACCTATGAAGAAAAGCCGTGAGATAATCGAAATTATAGGCGATGTGGTCAAGGCTACTGCCGATGGGTGCAACATCGTGGTAACGCACCGCGATGGTATCTCTGAGGCTATTGCGTGCCCGCAAATCAATTACATATTCGGCAACGCCCAATATGTGAAAGACCAGTTGGATGCCATGAGCAAAGCTGTTACGACCAATGACATGAAATTCCCCCTCATCGCATTATTCTGCCCGTTTAAGGAACAGCGTAATGTCCCTGAGTATTTCTCAAAAGCGACCGTCCAAATTCTGATCGCCTGCTCCTCAAACAAAGAATTGAGCAATGAGGAACGCCTTGCAATCTCATTCCAGAACATTCTCCGGCCAATCTACGAGAGGCTGAAAGCGGAACTGCTGGCCGATGGCCGCATTGATTTCGGCTATAACGACCTCATACCGCACGAATACTCTGAGAACTACTCTTATGGCCGCTATGGTGCTCACACTGGCACCGGGGATGCTCTGAGTGAGCCCATAGATGCCATAAATATTTCCAACTTAGAATTAAAAATCAAAAATCCCTCATGTAGATAATTATGAGAAAGACAAGAACCTGCACCGGCTCAAACCTCAATACCGGTGTTTCAAAATGTCACCTTGACCCTGAAAAGGTGAAAGGCGCAATCTTAGTTCCTCACGGGGTCAAGCTGCCCGCCGAGTTCACGGCCACCAAAGCCAAGGAACTCTGCCATGCCGACCGCCCGGAGCGTATCTATCCGATTCTGCCATTCGTCGAGTTTGCCAAGAACGGCGGCGAGCCGCAAGTAGCGGCCAACGGCTACGGCCCATCTCAGATGACGGGCATCAGTGCGCTGACCTATACCTTTACGATGGACAAGTTCTATCCCGAACTCAATGCCTCTCTTACCAAGACTGCCAACAAGGCATGGGATGCGTACTTCTACGACGAGAAGAACGTCATTTACGGACTCAACGACGGCACCGACACTCTCGCCGGCATACCGATGAGTACCGTCTATTCGACTCCGACACCTCATCCCACATCGTCGGCCGCCGCTACAATGGATGTATCGTTTGCGTTCGAGGACGCACGCTACTACTTCGAGAACATGGATTTCGTTCAGCTCGATTTCGCCATTGCCCGCGCAGTCGTAGGCCTAACCCCGGTAGAACTCGTCAAGGCCGGCACCACCGGCAACGATTACAAGCTGCTGGAGAAAGTAGGCGGTTATGACCTCACCTCCACCTACGGCAAGCTGCTCGCAGACAATGCCAACCTCATCACCGGCGGTGCTTCCGGCGTGACTTACAACGAAAGCACCGAAACACTCACCATCGCCACTACTGGCGGTGTCGTTCCGGCTCTCAAAGCGCCGAGCGCACTGTTCGAGGCTGGCATTGAAGGCATCGAGCAGGTATGATCAAGTTCGAGAACGTAACATTCATCAAGTCCGAAGTCCTGAAGATGAAGAAAACGGAGTTTATCTCCAGCCATCTCAACATCTTCTGGAGAGACAAGGACGAGGAGACCCGCAGAAAAATGCTCTCGCAGGCATACGACCTTTGCGCCGGGCCTAAGAAAGCCAAGTGACTAACGGGGGCGGGGTGCAAATCTCGCCCCCTTGATTTATCAGACATGAATATCTCGAAGGTAGCAGACATCATTCATAAGATTGCCGATGGTTTTGAGGAGAACGGCATGAAATGCCTCTCCGACCATTCGGGCAATGTCGTTATCGCCGTTCAGGAGCAGATATACAGCGGCCAGAACGGTGCTGGTGAACTGCTGTCTCCTACCTATGACGATGACCCATATTTTGAGGAGGAAGGTTATTGGCACCATAGGAACGCTGCATACAAGGCATGGAAGAGAGACATCACGCCCCCACGCGGCAGTACATTGCTTGGACTACCTCCGCGCCCGGAGAACGTGCCGAACCTTTACATCAACGGCAAATTCTTCTCCGACATCCTCGCTGATCGCCGGGGCGACGTCCTTCATGTAGACCCCGGCACCGGCGACGGCCCGGCGATTGTGGCCAAGTTTGGTGATGAAATCCTCAACATGGGTCCGTCGGCTGTCGAATACTTCAACCGAGAGTACCTTCTGCCCTCAATAATAAAATTTTTCAAAGATTGCGGATACCAATGAGTTGCGATTGTGAACATAGGAAACTCGGCGGCGAGATAGAACGTATTAGGAAACTCGCCAAGGCATACGCGAGAATGGAAGATACCACCGTGGCCATATATAGCAATCCTGACGGGACATATGGCTTTTGTAGCGTATCTGTCGAGATAAGTAAACCGATTATTGAATACATAACTCAGTTCTGATGGCTGATATAAAAATAACAGACCTCGTCGATCCCGATGAGATTAGGAAACTCAAAGAACTCGATGCTGAGTTAATAACCGTCCTTGACACCTACACTAAGGTTGCCAAGGATTTGGCGCAGGGTCTTGAGATAAATATTAAGGTTGCCGGCGACATTGAAAGACTGGAGAAGCTGCTTGTAGATAAAGGTAAGGAGGCGGCCGAGGCACAACAAAACCTCACCAACGTAATGCGCCAGCAGAGTGAGGTCATTGCCAATACCACCAACACCATATCCCGGCAGTTGATGGAGCAGGAGCGCGTCAACAAAACCACTCGTGCAGCCTACACCGAGCAGGAGCGCGTCAAGAAACTCCTGGACCAGTATCACGACACTTACGAAAATCAGATTGATTCGTTAATACGCATCAATCGTGAACTCGAAGAGAACAAGAAGAAGCAGAAATCCAATGAGCAGGCTCTTAAAATGGGGCGTATGTCAGCGTCTGATTTTGCAAAGGCGCAGGCTGAACTTATGGCCTCCACACGCGACCTCACACAGCAGAAGCGCACCCTCAACCAAATAATGACGGCTGAGGAGAAAGCTAACCAAGCAGTTGAAGGCAGCTATGTACAGCTCTCTCAGCAACTCGAATTGTTGAAGAAAGCCTACAAGGAGATGGGCGATGAGGCCAAAGCCTCCGATTTCGGCAAAGAAATGGAAGAGACCATTCAGAACCTTGACGCGCACCTCAAAGATATGGCGGCCGACATGGGCGAATTTCAGCGTAATGTCGGTAATTATGCAGTAGCGAACAATGACCTCAAGAAGAAATATGATGAACTTGTTGGAACACTTGCGGCTCTCCAATCCGCATACGGTAAAATGTCCGAGGCCGACAAAGCGAGTGCCGAGGGCAAGAAATTGGCCGCAAGCATAGATGAGGTATCTGTTGCTGCAAAAGAGACCAAGAAAACTCTTGATGAGCAGACTGCGGCTGTTGAGGATGCCCGTCGTTCTCTCGGAGAAACCGGTGGCACCACATCCAGTGTCAAACGAGACCTAAAAGAATTGGTGCTGGAAATTGCCAATCTTACCATAGAGTACCAGAATCTATCAGAGGAAGAGAAGAACTCGGCCGAGGGACAGGAACTTGCAGAACATATCCGCGATCTTACTGAAAAGGCCGGTGTACTCAAAGATGCCATTGCAGATACCAACGCCGCCATAACTAATGCCGCGTCTGATACTCGTGGGTTCGACCAACTTAGCGGAACGATTCAACTTGCCATAGATGGTTTCGGTCTCGCCGCCGGCGCCGCCGAGATGTTGGGTATCAGTGAGGGGGAATTAGCCGAGATTCAAACCAAACTGCAAGCTGCCATCGCTGCCAGCAATGCGATGACAAAGATTCAAAACTCTTTGCAAAAACAGTCTGCCGTGATGCAGGGCGTAGCGAACTTGCAGACAAAGGCCGGGGCCATTGCAATTAAACTCAAGACTGCGGCCGAGGGTAAGGGAGTTGTTACTACAAAACTGCTCACTGCCGCTCAATGGCTGTTCAACAAGGCGTGCTATGCAAATCCTATCGGACTCCTTGTTCTCGCAATTATGGCCTGTATTGCGGCTGTGTATGGGCTTATAAAGGTTTTCAACATATTCGGAGGTGATAGTGAGGCCCGTAAAAAGAAGTATGAGGAGGAGAAAAAAGCTCTTGAAGATTTAAAGAAGAACAATGATAAACTTGTTGATCAGGCAAAAGCCCGTGGCGTTCAGGAACAGGAATTGAGCAACCTTGCCATAGAATGCCGTAAGGCTGAGATGGACCAGGCAGAAAAGGCTTTTGCCGCCGCAAGAGCCGCATACGATGATGATGAGGATGAGTACAAGGATGCCCTTGATGCTAAATTGCAGGCTACTCAGGACTACTATGCAGCTCTTGAGGACGCTCACAACAATGTCCTCTCTAAAATCGCTGAGGTTGAGGATGCCGCCATCCGTAATTCTATGGGCGAACACGAATATGCAGTCTATCAGATTGACAAGGCATATAGGGCGCTCCTTGACACCTGCGATACATACTATCAAAGGCAGATTGATGATTTGGCAAACCTCGGTCTGTCTTTGGAAGAATATGGTCGCAGGGTCGATGCAATTACGGCAAAGTGGAATAACGAGAAAGCCAAACTCGGCACATGGTATGACTTAAAGACAGCACCACATACTGAAGTCGTGGAACATCCCGGAGACCCCAGTAAAGGGGAACTGCCATATACAACCACGGAAATAAAAAAAGATGAGCCGAAAGTCGATAAAAAGCGCGTTGCTGCTGCCAAGAAATCGGCCAATGACCTTAAAAAAGAGGTGCAAGCCGGAGAGGATGCGCTTCTCAAAATAATAACCGATAGTCTGGAGCGCCAGCGTCAGGCCGAGAATCTTGCATACAACCGTAAGCTGAAAGAATTGCAGGAAAGACTTTCCAAGACTAAAACGACAGAGGTTAAACTGCGCACAGCCCTTAATCAACAGATAGAAGGACTGACTGCTGAACATAATCGCAAACTTCAGGATATAGAATTTTCCTTTGCTGAACGTAGGCTCAAAACAGAGTCCGATTTGATTTCCTCTCATCTTTCGTATGTAAAGAATGGCAGTCAGGAAGAATACGACTGGACGCTCAAAGCATTGGATAACCAATATGCCGCTGAACTCCTGACTGTCCAAAAGGCAGAGGCTGACCAAACCCTCACTGTTGAACAGGCCGAGGAGATGAGACTCAATCTTGAACGAAAGTATCAGAAACTCCGAGAAGATGCAGAAACTGAGTTTGCCGCCAAGCAGCTTCAAGTCATACAGAAAAAGTATGCTGATCAAGAAGAGTCATCCAACACCGCCTTGATTGTCGAACTCAACAATCTCAAGGCCCAGTATGCTAAGAAACTTGCCGCTGCCAAGGGCGATGCAGCTGCTCAGACTCGGTTGAAAGAACAATTTGAGCAAGAGTCGGCGGATATTCAGCAGAAGTATGCAGTACAGACGGCCCGGAGTGCCATTGCGCTTATTGAGGAACAGCTCAAGACTGAGAATTTATCTGCCGAGGAACGCGCCAATCTGGAGCGTCAGTTGGCCCAGGCAAAGGCACAACTTGAACAGCAGATGGCCGATGCCGCCATTGCCAATATCGAGCGTGTCAACGAGAAGGACGCCAAATCCAGAGAGCAGCGCATAAAGAACGCACAGCAGTGGTTGCAGGTAGCCGCAGACTCTCTCAACTCGATCAACGACCTTGTCAGCACCATTTACGATGCCAAAATCTCAAAAGTCGAGGAAGAGCAGGAAGCCAATACGGAGGCCGGAGAAGCCGAGCAGGAGCGTATTGCGCAGATGGTAGAGCAGAACGTAATCACTGAAGAGGAGGGCGAGGCCCGCAAGCGTGCAGCCGAGGACAAGACCGCCAAGAAGAACGAGGAACTTGAAAAGAAAAAGGCCAAGCTCAAAGAAAAGCAGGCCAAGTTTGACAAGTTGAACAGCATCGCCCAGTGCGGTATAGCCACGGCCATAGCCATAATGAACGCTTTACAGATGCAACCGTTCCCTGTCGGTATCGCTATGGCCGCCATAGCCGCCGCGATGGGAGCCGTACAGCTGGCTACCATTATCGCCACACCTCTGCCTAAGTATGCCAAAGGTACGAGCCACCACAAAGGCGGTCCGGCAATCGTCGGTGATGGTGGTGTGCCGGAGGTCATCACCTATGGCGGCAATGCGTGGATTACGCCTGACAAACCGACGCTCGTTGATCTGCCGGCCGGTGCCTCCGTCATTCCTGATGTGTCAAACCTTGACGAGTCGGAGCTATCCGTAGCCCGGCCTTTGATGCAGGGCGGTAACGACGCTCCCAAAACGTACAATGACGCCAAAGTCATAGACCGTCTTGATAACCTCATATTCATAAAACAACGTGAATCTCGCACACGGCGACAGTCTGACATAGACAGTCAGCTTGCGCGTTACTTAACCAGCAAGAGCGTATGAAAACCCGATTAGACCAACTCACGACCGCCGAGTTCATAGACCTCGTGTGCGGCAATAAGGACGTGATTCTCGGTAAGCACGAGATACCGAACCCCTATAAGCTGACTATCGCGCTCCGTAACATAGTCATGGAGTATCGAAGCATCGCCGACCCCGGCGGCAACGCCACATATCTTCAGCGTGTGGATGCCATAATCAAATCCCGGATTGCCGTTACCGTCTATTCCATGTGTCAGAACCTCGTCCTTTTGGGACAGTTAGAGAGAACAAGAGAGGTTCTGATTGCCGCCGGACTCCCTGCCGAGGGATGGAATGACAAGCGCATCGAGTCTGAGGTACACATTCAACTCCAGAAAAGCAAACGAGCCTTTGATGAGGCAGACAAAGACGATGACAACTCAGAGGAAGAGAAAGAAAACATCCGCAACGCCTTTAACGGGATGATTGCCGCGATGATGGCTCACTTCAAATTCCAGATTGATGTGGTCAAGATGATGGCTCCGGTGTTCGCTCATCTTGTGGCCCGGTACCACGCAGAGATGAAAGCGATGAAAAAAGCCATGAAGCAGCACTGATGATTTAGCATAAAATCATAATTTTGCATAGAGGACAGGCAGACCGAACGGCGGTTTGTCTGTTTTTTTATTATCCACTCAAATTATAGAGGGAGTTGTTAGTAACTCATTTCAAATCACAATGAGTTATGAAAAAAGACAACCCCCATTATCAACACAGTAGGAAACGACTTGCACGCATAGAGCGCAAGTGCGATACGATACTCGCCCTGCTCCGTCCACGAGCCGAAGAAAAGGAATTAGACCGGACCATCAGCCTCATGCACCTTCAGGCCCGGCGAATGAAAGCCCAGGCCATTAAAGAAGCGCAACGCTTCCGAGAGACCTTCCCATCTCGAAAGCCGCGCCGATGAAGATTGAAAACCTTGTCATATCGAATTATGAATGGCTGTTTGCCAAGGCCCGCAGGCTATGCTATAACGAGTATGATGCCGAGGATCTTGTTGCCGACACCGTTCTCAGGATACTTGAAAGCGGCTCACGGTTTGACACACAACGTGAGTTCCGGCCCTGGGCGCAGACAATCATGTATAATCTGCGGTTCACGCAGCTGAGCAGGAAGAAGCGTATCGAGTTCCTGCCGTTGTTGGACTATGACGCGCCTATGGTCCTGACTCCCGAAGAGGAGGTACAAGCATCCATTGTCCGGGGTGCCATAGAGGAATTGGCCGAGGAGTTCAACAGCGTCCGATGTGTGCAGCTCTTTGTCGATGGCTATACTGTCAGCGAGATAGCCGAAATGATGGACGCACTCCCGGCCACAATCAGGAGCAGGCTCTTTGCCGGACGCAAGCGCATCCGCGAAGCCTTGACACATATTGGCATAAACGTCAGTAAATGTTAAGGCGGTAAAATGGTGATTAAATGGTGGTTATTTTGTTTGCAATATCTGTTTTCGTGCCCTAACTTTACAGGTGTAAGGGAGATACTAAAACACCTTACGAGAACATAAGTCAAACCAATAAAACCCCATAATCATGGAAAAGAAAATCAATTTTAGAGCAAGAGTGATGAAGTACGCATGGCAGCTTTGGCGTGCCACCAAACAGCAGTGGCGCATCTGCATGATAAAAGCGTGGCAGCTCTACCGGCTTGCAAAAGCCATGCGCGAGGGAGTGGTAACATTCTACTACGAGAAAGCCGACGGCACCATCCGCAAGGCTATGGGTACTCTCAAAAATCTTCCTGCCGGTGCCACCCTCGGCGGCAAGAAAGTGACCAAGCCCTCCTACAAGACTATGGCCTACTTCGACACCGAGAAAAACTCCTTCCGTTGCTTCAAGATTGAGAACCTCATCTGCACAATCTAAAGTTCGCTTTCAGGGCTAACTTCGGCGCATAGTTCACAATAACAGTTAGTTAGAGTGGATTATGCGCTTTTTCAAAAAACCAGTTTTTTCAAGGTTTTGGAGCATGGGAACACTTTTGAGTTACCTTTGCTCCATGCTCACGAAATACTACATAGAGATAGACGGCGTAAAGGCCGAAGTTCCCAAAGGATGCCTGAAGAATTGGGACGAGATAAAGTGTGTCTACAAGCGCTCTGATTTCAGCGGCGTGACACGCTCATTCACCACACAGTTTGAATTTGTCGGAGAGATGTACGACAGACTCATGGCGCTGTATCTGCGTGATGGAGTCAACGCCCGTGCGGCGATTTCACTCTACACCATCACGAATGAATGGGCCTGGGAGGAACAATTCACCTGCGACCTTGATTTCTCCTCGATAGAGTGGGACAACTACATCGTCAAGATGAACTGCATCGACGATAGCCTCGCCGCTGCTATCAAAGCTAAGAAAGGCACCAAGTATGAGTTCGTTGTCGGGCAGGATATTCCGGTTGCAAGTTCTCTCGAATTTGATAGAATAACGATGCGGAACAGCTGTGTCCATGAGATTATTGGCGATGAAACAGCCAACAACTCCAATAAAGTTTTGCTGTATCCTGCCAATCTGAAGAGGTTGCCGACATATTTAGTCTGTGATGGTGAAACATACGAAAATAGTCCAGTTCTTTTCCAAGACCAAAGCGATGACAGTGGAGCATGTTTCCTTGAAGTTGTAAGTACCGCTAAAGATATTAGCATTGACATAGAAATAAGGATATCCAGACCTGAGAGTTTTGGGGCCACTATAAATAGTGCAAAAATCTACTTAATGTCTTTCAACAAGGCTAATAAGGATTATAATGCGAACACTTATACCAATCTCGGAGAATTACTCAACTATACATCAAATAGTGAGTCTCAAAGACAATATTTAGGATTATTTCCAACATTTGAAGCATTAAAACGTCGTTATCCTACACCCCCTAACAATTCCTGGGCATTGGTTGGTGAAAAATGGGAAACAGCAAACGAGGCTTATATTTCGCCAATAGGGAATATAACGCCCAAAGAGTGGATACATGCAAGCCCCTGGGCCACACACGCCTATCGTGGAGGGCCAGTAAATGGAAGAGGCTGCTCTCAATTTGTTTTTCAATATAAATTTAATCTTTCCAATATAAGCGCAGGAACTTGCTATGCTCTATTTTATGAGCTTTCAATGTCAGATAAATATCCAGGCTCGCAATTCCGCCAAAAATCAATGGCTCTTTCATCAAAAATCGAAACTCGATGGGAGAGCAAAGCCAAAACAATATCAATAGACGCTCTGAGACCGACATCAGTTCTCAACTCGCTGATGTCTAAAATCGTAGAGAATAGTCTGAATGTTGACGCTCAGATTAAAGATACAGATCCCCGAATTGCGAAGACATACTTATTCGCTGCTGAGAGTGTCCGTAATATTCCCGGAGCCAAATTCTATACTTCGTTCAACGATTTCTGCGATTGGATGGAGACTGTATTCGGGTATACTTATTATCTCGGTCCACGAGCAAAGGCGCAATTCAAACGCATTCAGGAATATTCTTTGGAATTTCCGTTAGGAACAGCTCATCTTTTGCATACGCAATGTCCCGGTGGTCATGGCAGTCAGGTAATAATCGTGGAGGGTACGCCCTACTTTGCTGTCATGGGCGATGATTATAATGCAGACGGCACGCTTAATTTCTATACAAAATGGGATGGTAGCGAAGATTACAACGACTCCGAGACTGGAAAAGCGCGTCTTGACACTCTTTTCTATGATGCGGACTACAACCAAGGCGTGTATTTCGATGACACCTACACGCTCCAATCTTATGTGGGAGATGTCAACAAAGGAGCGTGTGACTCTCAAACTATCTATTTCGTTCCACGAACCGAGATATTCGCTGGCACTAAAACTGTAAGACTATCTAATATCCGAGAGTTGAATTTCAGCATAAACACAGCCCTTGCCTATTCTGCTTTGACTATTGGCTACGACAAGCAGGAATATGAGGCAGAATGTGGCCGTGATGAGTGGAATTTCTCTGCACAATATACTACCGGTGTTGATAAGTTCGAGAAGAAACTTTCACTTATCAGCAAGTACCGCGCCGACTGCTACGGCTTTGAGTTTCTTTCACAAGAGCGAGCCAAAGATACAAAGGATAATAAGAGCGACAACACAGTTTTCTTCGCCTATTGTTCAGTCAAGGTAGAAGAGGAAGAATCTGAAGGCTCACGAGGTGACGAGGAAACTGAAATCACACAGAGTTCCACTCTTAAAATAGATAGGTCAGGATGCACAATATCTGGAGCATTATCCTCTGATGTTTTCAACGGCGAGTATTCTCCATATCTCTGCGCCAAAGCCAATGCCGCATACATTGCCGCTGCCATGTGTCCCATGACCCTTAAATTCGCATCGTTTGACGGCAATACGGATGTCAGCATCGATGGCATAAAGGGTAACGCAGACCTGCAACTGAACGAGCAGCTTTTTACGCTTGGTGAGGTTCAGTTCTCATCGGCTGATGTTGACACCAAACTTGATGTGAACGCGCTCTATGAGGTACAATCCAACGGCATCACTTACCGAGGCTTCCTCAAAGAGGTATCCTTCAAGTACGCCAAAGCCGAGACGGTGAAGTATAAACTAATCGTAAAGGAGATAGAGCTATGATACTGAGTCCGTTCACACCGTTGTTCTTCCCCTCGGCCAAAGCCGACGGCATAGAGAGTGCCTACATACAGACCTTTGCTCCGACCGACAAAATTCTCATAGAGCTTTTAGGCCCTAAGATTTGGGCTGGATTAGCCACTGTGGTAGGTATTAACGGCTCTGCATCCTTTCAGATACAATTTAACTATTGGGATATAACTGAGTCAACTCGGCTCAGGTTCGCGGCACTGTCGCTGTCGCCCGGATTCTATCAAGTGAGCATAATGGGAATAGGGCGCAGCGCGGTGTTCCGCGTAACTGACGATGCTGATATACTCGACAATACGACACTCATTCAATATTCCAACAAGGATAACCGTAGCCGACATGATGTCATTTCCTGGATTGACGGGATGCAACATTTCTTTGATTTCAGAGTGCCCGGCGGTTTCAAGGACAGCAACTGGACTTTCGGAGTAGAGAGTGAGCAGTTCGTTACCGAGGACTCGGATATAATCCAACTCTACGGACTTGAGTCCACGCAGATGAAATTCACTCTCGGCATGTCTGAGGGGTGTCCTGTATGGTTTGCCGAACTCCTTAACCGCCTCCTCACTTGCGATTACGTCTACTTCGACGGTGTACGTTTCGCCCGCAAAGAGGCCAGCGTCCCGGAAACTAACGCAGTCATGGACGGCCTCAACTCATTTGTGTTCACACAGAATTTGCAGAAGGTCGTAAACATCGACCCGAAACTCACTCTGGAACATCAGGCAATCATGCGCCGCGTAGATACAACTAACTACCGTGCAGTAAACGAGACAAACAACAGATTAATAAAATAGCGTATGGCATTAACACAAGAACAACAGACAATCTTCGATGCCGTACTTTCGTCTCTCCGTACCAACTCCAAGACGATAGAGCAGCTGACGCCACAGACGACGCTCGGCTCTAACGACTGGTTCGAGTTAAACGGGGGTCGCAAAGTATCGTACACTGTTCTGAGAGACCTCATCGCGTCCATGTCATCTTCTGATCAGGACTCGTTGAGAACACTCATCGGAAAGAATGTACTGAAATCGGTATCATTCGATGTAGGAGAAAGTACCGCGACGCTCACTATCAAGTCAGCCGGTACAACCATTTCATGCAACGTGCCGGTTGCTACCTCTGCAAAGGCCGGTATCATCACTGCTTTGGATAAGGTCAAGATTCAGACAGCCTATGACAATGGGCAGACCGCAATCTCCAAGGCAAATGCCGCCCAGGACACCGCCAACGCGGCAAGGTCAGCAGCCACCGGCGCCCAAAACACCGCTAATGCGGCCAGCTCTGCTGCGGCAGCAGCTCAAAGTACCGCCAATGCGGCAAAGGCTGTAACCGACACCAAAGGACAACCCGGTGGCCTCGCCACGCTTGACAGCGGCGGCAAGGTTCCGGCTGCACAGTTGCCCGGATATGTCGATGATGTCGTAGAGTTCAATGCTATGGTAAGCGGCGTTACTCCGCAGATGGCATCTTCAATCCATAAATCCACCGATTCAGGCTGTATGGTCGTGTATGATACCGAGAAGAACAGATTCCTTCTCGCCGTAGCGAAACGAACCATTGACACCGCCGAGAACTGGGGTACCGTCATTCGTCCTGTAAGGACGCTCAAAGCACAGAGCGTCGGAGACATCACGACTCAGACTACTGTAAGCGGAAATATTGGCTCCAAGTATCAGCTCGGAGAACTTGCGGGCGAGTTCTGGCAGATTGAGGACACCACCGGAGAACCTATCATCATCGTCGGTCAGTTCACCTACTACAATAATTGGCTCGATGCAGACAGTTTCGGAGAGGACGCAACGATTGACGGGCGTACTCCTGACAGCGGCAAGATTTATACCTGCACCTCATCGAACAAAACATACCGCTGGAGTGGTTCTGAACTCGTCACAATCGGTTCCGACCTCGCTCTCGGCCACACTGCATCCTCGGCCTTCCCCGGCGACGAGGGCGCAGCTCTCCAGTCCAAAGCCAGAGACCTCGAAAACCAAATCTTCGGTGTAAAAATATTGCCCTTTGACGGTATATGGGACGGTACAGGCACCGCCCCGACGAGTGGCATCTACTATTGCCCCAATGATGAGGACGGTGCCGGATTCCGCTGTTTCGGCAACTCTACTTTCGAGATGAAAGGATGGTACGAGGAAATCTACAACTCCGACATGACGGCCAACCCCGACAACATCTATCGATGCGAGTCAGAGCTGTTCCATGTCGTAGACGGCAAGATGATGCCGTTGTCCGGCTCCGCCGTCGGCAACACATTCAACGCCACCGTAGAAATACCTCTGCCGACCGGCGAATACTACTCCGATATCAAGGCCGAGGCGCAGACTCACAATGTACTGACCGCCGTATTTGAGCACGGCGTGGCCTCTGTCGGTCTGCAAATCACATTCGCCATCGGCCCGCGCACATGGAAGTCCTATCAGTACGTCGGAGTGAACGACACCGAAGGCCAGTTCAAGAACATCGACAACTGGATTGACCTCGCCGGCATGAGCGCCGGGTCTGAGGCCATAATCAATATCGACGAACTCGTTCCCCGGGCCGTGGCCGGTTACTATACCAAAGACACCGCCATTGACGCGCTACTTTCCTACATACAGTCATCGAGCATCGACTACTCGAAAGGCGGTCTGATAATCACTTTCCGCGCCAGCGAGTACGGATGGGAGACTTATCAGTTCACCGGTCAGGCCACCGACCTTTCAAGCAAAGACCTCTGGAAGTCTTTCGGCGGCGGTGGTGCCGTCAAGACGGAAGATACCCCTGCCTCCGGCGGCAAAGATGCCTTCTCCACGGGCGGCGCCTACGATATGGCTCAGGCCGCCTTCGACCACATGGAACTGGAGCAGGACGCCGAACACTACATCATCAAGGCCGTAAGCAAGAGCGACAAGGAGATGGGCGACTCCATCAAGTTACCCAAGAGCACCGGCAGCGGTCAGGCCGGCGGCACGACTCTTTCAATCATTCCTGAAGAGTCCTCCGTCTATGCCGCTTTCGGTTCCGACATCATACTCCGTGCCGCTATCCGTTCCGTCACCTATGAGGGCGAGACCGAGATACTGAACATGATCCGCCGCGTCGAAATAGTAGACACCACCTCCGGCATCACGCTCCTGAGCGAGGCTGTCAACCAGAACTCATCAACCTCTGCCACCAATTACTCGTTCACATTCGACTTTACGCCATATTTCAGCGAGGCTGCCGCCCGCGATTTCACCATAGTGGCCTATGATGCCGACGGCAACGTGCGCCGCAAGACCGTGACCGTTACGGCTGTCGATGTTACTGTTACTTGTGAGCAGGCGTTGAACTATACCCGAAACTCTCTTGAAGTCGGCGGGAGCGTCAAGAACATCAGCCTCTACAAGTTCCCGAACAACGTAAGCAAGCAGGGCGTGAAAGCCTACACCGAGATATTCATCGGCGGCGAGTGGAAGAGCCTGGGCACGGCAATCATCACCGACAACTACACGCACTCTATCTCCATTAACCCTAACAATGTACTTGGGGGCAACGAGAAGATGACCCACGGCTCATATCCCATTCGCTTCTGGGGTGAGGATGTGGCCTCCGGCGTTACCGGCAACAAGTTCTATACTGCCGTGATGTGCGTGGATCCGGAGTCCTCCACGCCGATAGTGGCCATGCGCTTCAACGACACCAACAACGGCTCCATCCGTCTGTATGACACGCTCGTTCTCGAAGTGGCCGCCTATACTCCCGGCAAAAACTCCACCTCGGCCGATGTCTATATCGACGGACAGAAAGCCACGACTCTTGAATGTCAGATAGGCCAGACCTACACCGTCCGCAAGCAGATCAACGGATACGCTGCCGACGGCACCAAGAAAATCAGCTGCTACTCCCGGAGCGCGTCCGTACAGTCCAAAGCCATCGAGGTTACAGTTCAAGGCTCCGCGATTGCCGCCGCAATCAAGAGTGGCGCACTGTTCGGCCTCGACTTCGCCACGCGCTCCAATGATGAGGCCGACCACACCATCAGCGACGGAAGCTATGTACTGAGCGTTGTCGGCTCCAACTGGTCATCCAACGGATTCCGTCCGTACCTCGGTGAGACAGCCCTGCGCATTGCCGAGAATGTCAAGGCTCACCTGCCATACGCACCTTTCGCATTGTCGGCCACCGAGCGCACCAACGGTATGGCTCTGCAATTCGCCTTTGCGACTAACAACGTAAAGGACAGCGAGGCCAAACTGATGGAGTGCTACGACCCTGACAGCGGTGCCGGATTCTATATCTGCGGCAATAAGATAGTCGTGAACTGCAAGACGGGTACACCAGGTACAATTACACGCTCGTTCAAGTGCGGAGAGAAGCACACCGTCGGACTTGTTGTAGAGCCTTCGACCATCAGCCATCTGCGCGGTACCACCGAATACTCCAACATCAAGCTCTACATGGACGGCGAGGAGATAGGCACTATCGGCTATGTCTCCAACTCCGGCGCAATCCTCAATCAGAAAGAGATAGATTTCGACGGCACCGATGCCGATTTCTACCTCTACTATCTGATGGCCTATGATACCTATTACGAGTGGGCACAAGCTTTCGACAATTACCTCTGCAAACTGACCGACACCGACGCGATGATTGCCGAGTACGATGCAGAGAATGTTCTCGATAATCAGAACCGCCCCTCGATGCAGCAGCTCAAAGAGAAGGGCTTCCCTTACTATGTAGTTGTCGCATCTCAGGCCACATTCGACAGCTTTGACTCCGACATCAATACATCGACCAAGTTCAACTGCACGCTGTTCTATTTCCACCCGACAATGCCGTGGAGGTCGTTCAAGGCTACCAATGTGCAATGGCGCCGTCAGGGTACCACCTCGGCCAAGAGGCCCATTAAGAACGATAGATTTTATCTCCGTAAGCCTGTCGACAAGGCCAATCCAACCGTCATTACGGCACTCAATCCCGATTACACCAACACTGACGCACTCAAGACCTACGAGCTGTTCGCGCAGAACTATATCCGCGTCGGCCAGAACACCATCCCGGTTGCAATCATCACCGTCAAGGTTGACTACTCGGATTCCTCGATGGCGAATGACTGCGGAGTGTGCGATATGATGAACGCCACGTTCCGTGCCCTCGGCAACAACTATCTCACTCCGGCGCAACGTGCCTTTGACGGCACATGGAAGAAAGGCGATATAACCGTCACCGGATTGCAAATGAACCACTCCACGGCCAACCATCCCATTGCCGCGTTCCGCGCCACCAACGAGAGCCTGACTGATGCCTGGTTCCATGCACGCGGTAACTGGAAAGAGGACAAAGGGGAGCAGGTTGCGCTCGGATTCATGGACACGCCCGGATACAACAAGGGGTGCAGGAATTATGGAGACTTCATAGAGTTCTTCGGCAAGGCCACATTCGACAGCAACGGCCACTTCGTAAAGCAGGAGACTCTCGCTGAAATCGTGGCCCGGTTCAAGACCACCGAGGGGCTTGACACATCGAAACTCTATCTGCTCTCGCAGTATTGCGGCCGCGATTATAAATTCATGCGGTACAGCGGCGGCGAGTGGGCAGTGGCTCCCGGCTCAATGAAACAAGTCAACGGCCAATGGGTCATTTCAGGCGATGTGCTGAATCCTGTCAGCGGCTACGAACTCATCACCTACGACGGCATGGACTGGTTTATGGGAGTAGGCGGTATCGACGACATGATGGCGCCCACCACCACCGCATCTTCGTGGGTTCAGAAGCTGAGCCTCGGCCAGCCTACCTATCCGGCATGGACACAGTATTTCGAGTGCATGATTGATGACGATCATCTTCAGGAAGACCTCGCAATGGGTCGCAAGGTTCCGTTTGAGCTGTTCAATGTTCTCAGGTTCTGCAACTCGTGCGATTACTCGAAAGAGTCACTTGCCGACACATGGCAAGGCATCTGGAAACAGAACGCATGGAAGTACATGAGCGCACATTCGCTCAACGCCTACTATGCCTTTACAGATTTCCTCGCCGCCGTGGACCAGCAAGCAAAGAATATGCAGCCTATGTTCTTCCTTGAGGGCGGTTGCTCCGTTGAGAACGGTGTCTATACATCTCCTTCCGCTATGGAACCCATACGGATGTACGAGAATAAAGTGTACGACTGCGATACCTGCAACGGCAAGGACAACGACGGCGGCAACACCATTCCTGCCGACCTCAACCCGGAAGAGGATGAAAAGTGTTACGCCGGCCGTGGCTCTATCCTTTGGAACAATCTGCGCCGTTGCTCAAATCAGGAAATGGTATGCGATGCAAGCGGCAACACCCTCACTCTCCCCGGCGTGGTGAATACCATGCGCAACCTCCCCGAAATAGAGGGAGTCGGCGCAGGGCCGTTCTCGCCACAGGGCGCACTCTACTATTTCGTCAAGAACAGAATTGAGGTGTGGCCGAAAGTGGTCTGCACCTACGACTGTGAGCGCAAATACATCAAGTATTCCGAGCTATACAACGACATCTATTTCTATGCCCTGCACGGTTCCGGCCGACAGTCGCTCCCTGCCTTCATACAGCAACGCTGGCGTGTCCGCGACGGCTACTATCAGACGGGCGACTTCAAGGATGCCTCGCACGTTCTCGGCGGTCGTATCGGAGCCAAGACTGGTGCCAAGATTACGTTCAAGGCCGCCAAAGACGGGTATTTCGGTATCGGTAATGACGGTGGTAATGTTACGCAAGGAATGTACCTCAAAGCCGGAGAGACCGGGGTGTTCACACAGTTCCAGCACGGCGACAATGTGCTGCTCTACATCTATCAGGCCGACCAGATGAGCGAGATAGACCTATCGGAAATCTCGCTTGACCCGAATTTCCAGTTCTCGCAGATGAGATTGGCCGAGAAAATCGTCATCGGCTCACTCAACCACAAGACGAATTGGACGCTGTCGCCAGGCAATACGGGATTTCTCCAGCAGATGAACCTCGGCGACCTTCCGTTCCTGAAGCATCTCGACGTGCGCAACACGGAGATAACCACTATCAACGCCGAGGGTTGCCCACGACTTGAGACCGTACTGGCCTCCGGCTCGGACCTCACCACTATCCGACTTGCCGAGACCTCGCCGATTGAGACTCTCGAACTGCCTGCCGGCATGACAGAACTCAACCTCGTGAACCTGCCCAAACTATCTTATCCCGGCGGCCTGACAATCGCAAGCATGGCCAACGTGAACCGTCTGATGTTAGCTGGATGTCCCGACATCGACCCGATGAGCCTTATCAACGGAATTATATCGGCCTCCAACATTCGTTATCTCCGTCTGCCGGATGTGAACATCATAGCTCCCTCTGCAACGCTCTCTGCTCTGAAAGCGAGCGGAGCCATCGGCCTTGACCCCACCGGACAGGCATACGACGAGACCGGCAAGTGTTCCGGCGTTACAGGACGATGGATATTCACCGACCTTGTTACTGATGCACAACTCTCTGCGTTCAAGGCGTATTTCCCGGCACTCGACATCCACAACTCGCAGTATTCTACTATCTGCTATTCCGATGTAGAGCCTGACACCGAGAATATCTCCAACATGGATGACAGCACTGGGTACCGTTTTAACAACACCTACACCGTACCGGCGCACTGGCAACTGATGGTTCAGCGGAGCCACGCTATGAAAGCTGCTCTCAACGCCACTGACGGGAAGATGTACTGTACTCCTATCAGCGACAGCAATTATGCGTTGCTCGCCGACGGCTCCTCCTATGACCCCTCTGATATGTCAGGTGAGGGGTTTGATGTGATGAAGCACATTCCCAAGCACCATTATAAGGGTATCAATGACTACAAGAACCAGTTGAAATACACTTGTTTCTCAATGTTGTCAACCGAGCCGCTTTCAACCTGCGCACTCAATGCCGACGGCACACTGCGCCGCATCCGCAAAAAGCTGTCGCAGATCTTGGTTAAGGAGTTATCGGCAATCGTTACGACTGATGTTGTGGCCGGTGGCACCTGCGCGCTTACCGACAACCCCAACATGAATGTCTATGCCATTGATGTTGACGGCATGAAGCAGGTGCGTTGGCCCGGTCTTAACAATGCTCAGATAGGCGCGGTATTCCTTGACGAGGACGGTAAAGTCATCTCGAAGTACAATATGAGCGTCAGCAACTCGCTCTTCGACTTCACACTTGGCGATTACATCTTTATTGATGTGCCCAAAGGAGCAAAGAAGTTCGTGTTCACGTCGCCAAAGGGATTCGACGACCAGGAGGCTATCGCCGTTGACAGCTCCGCTATCGAGGCCATCGAACCCGATTGGGTGGAGGTTGACGAATACCTTCTCGGTGTGTATGGCGGTTCTCTCGATGCGCTGATGAGGATACGTTCCATAAGTGGTGCGGCTGTTCGTCGAGGAGATGACAATCACTCCACCAATTCAGAGTGGGCGTATGACTCCAACGGCAACTTGACCAACACAACAGTGCCAACATCAACCATGCACTACTCATCGGCTGACCTCATCAACCTTTGCCGTATGCGCGGCGAGGGTTTCCAGGCCGAGGACTATGAGATGAACTGTGACCTTGCACAAATCACCTACGGCATCGTCGGCGATCGCGACATTCAGGCAAAGTGTGGATACGGTTGTACTCATGCTTATACGACCGGTGCCAACGGAGCCAATGACTTAGGCAACATTACCCGATTCGGTACCTCAACCGGACATCTCGGTAATATTCTGTTTGGTTTACAGAACTATGTTGCGTGCTGCTATGAGGCTATGGATTGCGTAGGTATCAACATCTCTACGTTCATTGACTGGCGTAAGGGCAAGTACAGCGACAACGACGCATCATTCCCGATTGATGCCAAGTGGCATATCTACAATATGCTTACTGGTACCGAGCGTGTCGTTCAGGGTCTAAACGCCACTGACTATTGTATCGGCCGAACTAAGCATGGCAGATTCTGCGACATGATAGCATCAAGGCTTACTAATGACAAAACGCAGTGGAACCAGAACTATGCTGATGCGCAGTGGTATTCTCATTCAAGAGGCCGTTTGCCCCGGCGCGCCGGCGTCTATGCGCTCGCGTACTTCGGTCTCGCGTGCGTCTATGCGAACTACGCTGCCTCGTACGCGAACACGTGCTACGGCGTGCGGCTGGCCTTCAGAAAGAAGAACGGAATCGTCATCGTACAAGCGGCCTAACGTAAATCGTAAGAGCGAAAAAGCGACAGAGGGAGAGCCGACCATCGGGAGGCTGCTCCCTCTCCCTTTTTCCTCGCCGTAAGGCGAGTCGATATATTTTGATTTTTCCATGTCCCTGATTTTTCGTAATTTTGCACCCAAAAGGTAGAGAACTTCAAAGCCGTTTGCCCCGGCGCGCCGGCAACAATGCGAACGCGAACTACGGTCTCGCGTACGTCAATGCGAACAACGCTGCCTCGAACGCGAACACGAACAACGGCGTGCGGCTGACATTGAGGACTATAATAGAGGCGAATAGTCGCCTTTTGTTATATAATCGCCACCCTGCGACTGTCATGTATGACGATGAAAGAGGCGAGAAGTTCGAGCCTCGGCAACCCTTGCGGACATCAGTCCGGAGAAAGCCGGAACATAACTAAGAGCCCTGAAGGCTATGGAGATAGAATATCCTCTTGACAATCTTATCCCCGAGATTGTCAGCCGGGAGAACTTATACGCAAGCATAGACTATGTAATCGATCATCTCGAATGCAAGCACCAACGCGATAGGTTCCGGCCAGATAAAACTCTTGATGACAGCGACCCTCAGATTCAGGAGCGCTGGAATCGTTATTACGCATGGAGGGATAGGGTCTATAATATTCTAAAACGTGAGATAGAGACGGGTGAATTTTCAATCACTCGTGCTGATGTTCAGGATATTCATGTTAAGGATGGGCCCAAGGAGAGGGACGTGCAAGCTCCTAACATTATCAAGCGTATAGGCATCAATGCCATTATGGTTGTCGTTGAGAAGTACACGCGCCCGGCACTCATAAAGAACACGGCGGCCAGTATCAAAGGCCGTGGTATGCACTGGCTCCACCATATCTTAGAAGACGATTTAGTGGCTGCACCTGAAATGAGTCAGTGCTATGGGCAGACCGATATAGTGGGATATTATGACAATATCCCCCAAGAGGGTATGAAAGCAACAATCCGTACTTTCATTTCAGACCAAATTCTGCTCAAAATCATAGACCGCTTCATAACCTTGATGCCAAAGGGACTCTCCAAAGGACTGCGTTCCTCTCAATGTCTCGCCAATCTTTACCTCAACCCGGTTCATCATCGTATGCTCCAAGAGGTTCCTCACTATATGCTGTCATATCCTGATGGCACCGTCGAGGTGCGTTATCTGTATTACAGCTATTGTGATGATACTGATTTCCTCGCGCCCAATAAGAAGGAGGCATGGAGGCTTATGCACATCTATATGGATGAGGTGAGCAAGCTCGGCTTGCAGGTAAAACCCAATTACGCAGTCCGGCCGATGACTGAGGGTCTTGACTGTCTCGGGTATACACACTACCGAGATGCCAAGACTGGCCGTGTCTATTCACTCATACGAAAGCGAGTGAAACAGAACGCGGCCCGGAAACTTGCAAAGGTCAAGTCACGAAAGCGCCGACAGCAGATTATCGGCTCTTTCAAGGGCATGGCGTGCCACGCAGATTGCAAACATTTGTTTTACATCTTAACACATCATAAAATGAAGAAATTTTCTGAGATGGGAATTGTCTTTACGCCGGCCGACGGCAAGAAGCGGTTCCCCGGCAAAGTCATGCGACTGAGCGCACTCCAGAACAAGAGTCTGGAGATACACGATTTCGAGAGCGAGATGCACACTTCTCACGGTGAGGATCGCTACCTTGTTTCGTTCCGTGATACCCAGACAGGCGAGTGGGGCAAGTTCTTCACATCGTCCGAAGAGATGAAAAACATCCTCGATCAGGTGAGCGACCTGGAGGATGGATTTCCATTTGAAACCGTCATCCAAAGTGAGGTATTTGACGGAAACAAAGTGAAATACAAGTTTACCTGATTTTCGGTTTTGAGAGCATTTCGTTCAATCTGCCGTTCTTTGTTGTATATTAGCGGAAAATTCAAAACCGCATGGAAAAGATATACGGAGCAACAGAGCGGCAGGATGGCTTATACTCTATCGGCCGCAATAAATGGGAGCTGTTCTACGGCTTCGGAAAAGACAACCCCGACGATGAGACCGGCTGGAACTGGCGCCGTAAGTTCAAGTACAAACCGAGCGTCGAGGAAATCAGGGCCATTGTCAAAGCAACAATCAATAAGGAGACCGACCGCAGAATCCTTGAAGGGTTCGTGTGGAAGGATATGCCCGTGTGGCTGTCCTCCGAGAACCAGTTCAACTACAAGGCCGCCTATGACCTCGCCGTGCAGACAGGCGGCGCCACGTTACCTGTGCGCTTCAAGTTCGGCACCGACGAGACCCCGGTGTATTATACTTTCGAGAGCCTTGAGGATTTCGGCAGTTTCTACACCTCGGCCATGCAGCACATCAACACCGTCCTCAACGAGGGGTGGGTTGAGAAAGATTTGGCCGACAGCATGACTTTCGAGCGCGATGAGTAACGGGTGCGGATGCTCGTCAGGGCCATTAAAATATCTCCGTCCCCCATACGCAAGATACTTCTATGTCGCCTGCTGTATGCACGATGATGATTACGACCGTGGCGGAGACGCTGAAGCCAGACGCTCGGCCGACCGTGCATTGTTCCGACGGTGCTTCCGGTTAATCCATGAGCGTGAGACAAGTCCGGGACGAATGATTTGGCTCTCACTGAACGCGCTGCTGTATTATAAGAGTGTTCGGATTTTCGGTAGACATTTCTTCAATTTCACAAAGTAGATTTAATGGCTCGGCAATGCGCCGGGCCATTTCGCATTTTTAGGAAGTGCCTATTATTGCGCGATTTAGGCTATTTCAAGTTTTAGAAAATTTTAGATTTCGTCGGAGCTGTTGGTTAGCGCGTTACTTTTGCCGAAAAAGTAATGTCATGAAAATCCAAACAGATAAAATCAAGCATTTGGCAGTGTGCTTCATAGTGTCGGCCGCAGCCGCCGTCATAGAGTCGGCTTTCGGCGCATCATATCCTCTTTCATTCCTCGCCGGTATGATTGCCGGTGTCGCAATAGGTGTAGGCAAGGAGTATGGTGACAAATGTGCCATCGGCAATCGTTGGGATTGGAATGACATTCTTGCCGACGCTATCGGTGCTTTGCTCGGTTCAGGTGTCGGAGCTCTCGTTTCAATGGTCTAACAAAAATCAATCATCATCATGCACAACGTTTCTGACATCTTCCGCTCCCTGTTCTCGTTGCTCGGAGCCGTGCTGGCTGTTTTGGAGCCCACACTTCCGTACATTCTCATCTGCACTCTGCTTATTCTGGCCGATTGCTTCACGGCGTGGCAGCTGGGCAAGAGGGTGAAGAAAGCCCATCCCGAAAGAGTCCGTAAAGACGGCCACAAATTCGCATCTTCCCATTTCGGCAAGGTGCTGATCACGCTCATGAAATCATACTTCCTTGTGATAGTGGCATTCTACATTCAGCAGAACATTACCGACGGCCTCCCCATCGACCTGACCAAGATTGCCGCCGGAGCAATCTGCTTCTGGCAGTTATGGTCCATCTTGGAGAACGAGTCCAGTTGTAACGGTGCCAAGTGGGCGAAAGTAATGCAGAAAATTCTCGTTGACAAGACCGAGCGTCATTTCGACATTGACCTTTCAGAACTCGACTCTAAAGAAGAAATAGAATGAATACAATCAAGAGAGGGAGCAGAGGCCCCGAAGTAAAGACCCTGCAAACAAAACTCGGCATCACCGCTGACGG